GTGAGTTCAATCGGATCAATAAATGCATTAACGTAGTTTATCAGACCCAGTGATGTACTCAGCAGTTGCGAACTGCTCACATAACCGGCCGACCCAAGACCGACCATCGTTGAACCTAGAGCAAAGTCTGTTGCTTTGGCGACGGCTGCAACACTACTCAGTAACTGACTGCTGCTCACGTAGCCAGCAGAGCCGAGGCCTATTATGGTACTAACAAGATTGGATCCAATCACAACTGATCCGCCATTAATGGAAGAGAGTTTGAGTGCTTGTGTACTTATATTCATAGAGTTAATGACACCAACATTGATTACCAGAGTGCTCAATGAGGTTGCAATGACATCGCTCATTGAAATGAAATCGCCGTCTGTTCCAATCTGCAAACTATTAACGATCAGAGATGAAATCATCGCCGTTCCTGAGGAAAAGAAGTTTGCTGTAAGTGTGGACGTTGTAAAGACATAGGACATTTGGTCCATTGTTGAAAGTAGTTGTGACGATGATACGTAGCCGGCTGTCCCTAGGCCAATAACCGTACTCGTAAAGAACTCAGGGTTTGCACCTGTATTATAAAGACCGAGGCTTGTGCTGAGTAACTGCGAGGTGCTTACATATCCTGCGGATCCGAGACCCTCAACAGTACTCGTGAGTCCAGAGGTTGTAGTCTCTACTAATCCTTTGCTTGTACTGAACAACTGTGAAGTGCTTACATAGCCCGCCGAGCCGAGACCCATCAGTGTCGAGCCCAGGGCTGCCCCCGTCGTAGTCGCGAGACCTGCAACACTACTCAGGAGTTGGCCAGAACTCACATAGCCGGCTGATCCAAGACCTATTACAGTGCTCGCTAGGCCGGCTGCGCCTATGTTGGCCAGTCCTTGGCTTGTACTCAGAAGTTGTTGGCTGCTTACGTAGCCGGCTGATCCAAGGCCAACGACAGTGCTGGTTAGACTATAATCAAGTCGCGTGCTACTGACGTAACCAGCAGATCCAAGCCCGATCAGTGTGGAAGTGAGAGCTGAGCCTACGATATTAGAGATGCTAGCAACACTGCTCAGAAGTTGCGAGGATGATACATATCCTGCCGATCCAAGTCCAATCACTGTACTCGCCAAGCCTGCCGAACCAATCTGAGAGAGTCCTTGGCTTGTACTTAAGAGTTGTGAGGAGGATACATATCCTGCAGAACCGAGGCCAGCGACCGTACTGAATAACTGTGTACTGCTCACATATCCAGTTGTCGCTAGACCAATCACCGTGCTTGTCAGTGCAGACGATCCTGTTTCGTATAGACCCTGGCTTGTACTGAGTAACTGGCTGCTGCTGACGTATCCAGCGGACCCTAGGCCGGCAACTGTACTGAATAACTGAGTACTGCTCACGTATCCAGCAGACCCGAGGCCGGCAACTGTACTTGCCAATCCACCCGCTCCAATCTGAGAGAGTCCTTGGCTTGTACTCAAGAGTTGGCTAGAACTCACATAGCCGGCTGAACCAAGCCCAATGACTGTGCTAGCTAGGCCGGCTGCGCCTATATCAGCCAGTCCGTGGCTTGTGCTCAAGAGTTGTTGGCTGCTTACGTAGCCGGCCGATCCGAGGCCAATCAGTGTTGATCCGAGAGCAGAGCCCGTAGCAGTCGCAATCCCTGCAACTGAACTCAACAGCTGCCCACTACTGACGTAGCCGGCCGAGCCAAGCCCTGCAACTGTGCTTGTTAAATCAACCTCACGGATTGATGAAGCAGTCTGGCTTATTGTGTAGTAAACACCTATTGTTGTACTGAGAAGTTGTGATGTACTTATGTATCCTACTGAACCTAGACCTGCAACGGTTGAGGCAATCGTGTAGTTCAAGCCGATCGTACTCACGAAGCCTTCTGTACCAAGCCCTACCACTGTACTTGTTAGCTCAGTTGGGTCAATAAAGGAGTTAATGTAGTTCGTAAGACCCAGTGAAGTGCTGAGTAACTGGCTACTACTGACATATCCAGCTGATCCGAGCCCAGTGACAGTGCTAGCAAGACCGGCTGCGCCTATATCTGCCAGTCCTTGGCTTGTACTTAACAGTTGCCCGCTACTGACGTAGCCGGCCGAGCCAAGCCCTATGACAGTGCTAGCAAGACCAGCTGCACCTGTTTCGGCCAGTCCTTGGCTTGTACTCAGGAGTTGCGTACTGCTCACATAGCCGGCTGAGCCAAGTCCTATCATGGTACTGACCAGTCCTTCAGACAAACTTTGATTGAGTCCGCGGCTTGTGCTCAAGAGTTGTGTACTGCTCACATAGCCGGCCGAGCCAAGGCCAACCACAGTGGATCCCAATGCGGCTTCTGTTGTGATCGCTATCCCTACAACTGAACTCAATAGCTGTGAAGAGGAAACATAGCCGGCTGAGCCGAGGCCAATCACACTACTTATCAGTCCATCAGATCCTGCCAGACTGAGGCCCTGACTTGTACTCAGGAGCTGCCCAGAGCTGATGTAGCCGGCCGTTCCTAGACCCACTATACTTGATGCAATAAGCGGCTCAACAACAAACTGGATTCCAGCCACACTACTCAGAAGTTGCCCAGAGCTAATATAACCGGCTGAACCTAGACCGATGACAGTACTTACAAGACCTTCTGATCCTAATAAACTGAGTCCCTGACTTGTACTCAGAAGTTGCGAACTAGAGACGTAGCCTGCTGAGCCGAGACCAATCATCGTTGAAGCGAGTGCAGAGTCCGCCGCAGTCGCAATCCCAGCCACACTGCTCAGAAGTTGCCCAGAGCTAATATAGCCAGCAGAACCCAGGCCAATCACAGTACTTACAAGACCTTCTGATCCCGCCAGGCTCAGCCCCTGACTTGTACTGAGAAGTTGCTGGCTACTCACGTAACCGGCAGAACCCAGACCAATCACAGTACTTACGAGTCTGTCAGATCCTAATAAACTGATTCCTTGGCTTGTACTCAGAAGCTGCTGGCTACTCACGTAACCGGCAGAACCCAGACCAATCACAGTACTTGTGAGTCCATCGGATCCCGCTAGACTGAGTCCCTTGCTTGTGCTCAGAAGCTGTCCAGAACTAATATAACCGGCGGTGCCAAGACCAATGATACTTGATACGAGATCAGATTCTGTAAAGATGGCGAGGCCATTGATGGAGGATACATTGAGTTGCTGTGTGCTGGCGACTATGCTTGTCGTTTTACCAGCCACCAGACTGAGAGTGCTGATTGATAGAGCAATCACATCACCCATGTTAATAAAATCACCCACTTCTCCAACTTGCAATGAGTGTACAAGAAGGGATGAAATGAAAGCCTGAGATGTAGAAAGGTAGTTTACATTAAGTGAAGAAGTCGTAAAGACATGAGAGATGCTGTCCATTGTAGAGATTAACTGGCTCGTACTCACATATCCAGCAGTGCCAAGGCCAATCACCGTGGAGGTCAGGCTTGGACTGATGATGTTGGAGATGCCGGCCGCGGTACTCAGAAGTTGCGACGACGACACATAACCAGCAGTGGCAAGTCCAATGACCGTTGACGTAAGACCAGCCTGCAGATCAAGACTTGATACAAACCCATCTGTTCCAAGGCCAATCACGGTGCTTGTGAGTTCAACAGGATCAATAAAACTATTGATATATGCCGTCAGACCGAGTGATGTACTCAGAAGCTGTCCAGAGCTAATATAGCCGACCGTACCAAGTCCAAGAACTGTAGATGTAAGGCCTGCTTGTAAATCAAGACTTGACACAAACCCTTCAGTTCCAAGACCAATCACGGTGCTGGTCAGTTCAATCGGATCAATAAAACTATTAATATATGCTGTCAGACCCAGTGAAGTACTCAGAAGTTGTGATGAGGACACGTAGCCGGCTGAACCGAGGCCAATGATGGAACTTGTAAGACCTGCAGCTGCAACGAGAGAAAGTCCTTCACTTGTACTCAGAAGCTGGCTGCTGCTCACATACCCAGCAGATCCGAGGCCGATCATTGTGGAGCCGAGAGCAGGTCCTATGACATTGTTAATGCCTGCAACTGAGCTCAACAGCTGCGAGGATGACACATAACCGGCGGATCCGAGGCCTATGACGGTGCTTACAAGATCAGATCCAATCACAACTGATCCGCCATTGATGGATGAAATCTTGAGTGTCTGTGTACTTATATTCATTGAGTTGATAATGCCTACATTAATCTGTAAAGTGCTCAGTGACGTTGCGATGACATCACTCATTGAAATAAAATCACCATCTGTTCCAATCTGCAAACTGTTCACAATCAGAGATGAAATCGTCGCTGTTCCTGAAGAGAAAAAGTTGGCGGTCAGTGTTGATGTTGTAAAGACATAGGACATTTGGTCCATTGTTGAAAGTAGTTGTGAACTTGAGATATAACCAGCCGTCCCTAGACCAATCACAGTACTTGTGAAGAAGGCAGGATTTGCACCTGATTCATACAGGCCTTTGCTTGTACTCAGCAGCTGTCCAGAGCTAATATAGCCGGCTGTTCCTAGTCCAATGACAGTACTTGTGATTCCAGATGCTGTTGTGCCTGCTAATCCCTGGCTTGTGCTGAGAAGCTGTCCAGAGCTAATGTACCCAGCGGATCCAAGACCGATCAATGTAGAGGCGAGGGCGGAGTCCGTCACGGTCGTGATTCCTGCAACTGAACTCAGAAGCTGCGAACTTGACACATAACCAGCAGTGCCGAGGCCGACCATCGTGGATCCAAGTGCAGGTCCTATGACGTTATTAATGCCTGCAACTGAACTCAGAAGCTGTGAACTTGACACATATCCAGCGGATCCAAGACCGATCATTGTGGATCCAAGAGCAGGTCCTATGACGTTATTAATGCCAGCCACGCTGCTCAGAAGCTGTGAACTTGATACATAGCCGGCCGTGCCAAGTCCAACTACTGTACTTACCAAGCCTGCATCTCCCATTAGTGAGAGTCCCAAGCTGGTGCTCAGGAGTTGCCCAGAGCTAATATAGCCGGCTGTTCCTAGACCCACTATGCTACTCACAAGACTCGTATTAAGTCCAGACGTAGACACATAACCAGCTGAGCCAAGGCCGATGACAGTACTTACAAAGGAGTCAGAACCAAGCTGAGCCAATCCCTTACTTGTACTTAGGAGTTGTCCAGAACTAATATAGCCGGCCGAGCCAAGGCCAATCACAGTACTCACAAAGGAGTCAGAACCAAGCTGAGTCAATCCCTGACTTGTACTCAGAAGCTGCCCAGAACTAATATAGCCAGCGGATCCGAGGCCAATCATCGTAGAACCCAAGGCAGGTCCTATCACATTTGAGATGCCTGCAACTGAACTCAGAAGCTGTCCAGAACTAATATAGCCGGCCGAGCCAAGACCCGTGACTGTACTTGCCAATGAAGTATCACCCATAAGAGAAAGTCCTTGACTTGTACTCAGTAACTGGCTACTACTTACGTAACCAGCTGAGCCAAGACCCGCAACAGTACTGATCAGTTGGATGCTACTCAGATAGCCAGCTGATCCTAGACCAATCACTGTGCTTGTCAGACTCGCATCTCCCATTCGTGAGAGTCCCAAGCTGGTGCTCAAAAGCTGTTGGCTACTCACATAGCCGGCTGAACCAAGACCAATCACGGTGCTTGTCAGACTCGCATCTCCCATTAGTGAGAGTCCTAGACTGGTGCTGAGGAGTTGCTGGCTACTCACATAGCCGGCTGAACCAAGGCCAATGACTGTGCTTGTCAGACTCGCATCTCCCATTTGTGAGAGTCCCAAGCTAGTGCTCAGGAGTTGCGAACTACTCACGTAGCCGGCTGAGCCAAGACCAATCACGGTACTTGTGAGACTCGCGTCTCCCATTTGTGAGAGTCCTAGGCTGGTGCTCAGGAGTTGCGAACTACTCACGTAGCCGGCTGAGCCGAGGCCAATCACGGTGCTTGTTAGACTCGCATCTCCCATTAGTGAAAGCCCCAAGCTAGTGCTCAGGAGTTGCAAACTACTGACGTAGCCTGCTGAGCCAAGGCCGACCATCGTGGAGCCGAGCGCTGAGTCTGTCGCTTTGGAGATGGCCGCTATACTGCTCAGGAGCTGCGAACTACTCACGTAGCCGGCTGAGCCAAGACCAGCCACTGTGCTTGTTAAATCAATCTCGCGGATTGATGAGGCAGTCTGACTGATTGTATAATAAACACCAATCGTTGTACTGAGAAGTTGATTTGTGCTCACGTATCCAATGGAACCAAGGCCTGCAACGGTTGATGCGATCGTATAGTTAAGACCCAAAGTACTAATAAATCCTTGAGTACCAAGACCGACTACAGTACTTGTCAGCTCAACTGGATCAATAAAACTATTAATATAGTCTGTAATCCCAAGGCTTGTACTTAAGAGTTGTGAGGTTGAAACATAACCGGCTGTTCCTAAGCCCACAATCGAACTTGTTAATGAGTCAGAACCCGTTAGACTCAGGCCCAGACTTGTACTCAGAAGCTGAGAACTTGAAACGTAGCCAGCTGAGCCAAGACCGATGACCGTGCTTACAATACTCGCAGAACCAACTTGGCTGAGGCCTTCACTTGTACTCAGAAGCTGTGAACTTGAAACGTAACCAGCAGTGCCGAGTCCGATCATTGTGGAACCAAGAGCAGGGCCTATGACATTGTTAATGCCTGCAACTGAACTCAAGAGCTGTGAAGAGGACACATAGCCAGCTGAGCCAAGACCAATAACCGTGCTGACCATAGAATCGGATCCCATCAGACTCAGACCCTGGCTCGTACTCAGGAGCTGCGAAGAGGACACGTAACCAGCGGTACCGAGGCCCAGAATACTTGATACGATAAGGGGCTCAACAACAAACTGGATCCCTTCTACAGTACTCAGAAGCTGCCCAGAGCTAATATAGCCGGCCGTGCCAAGACCTATAACAGTACTCACAATACTCGCAGAGCCCAGTTGGCTCAGACCCAGACTTGTACTCAGAAGCTGTGAAGTTGAAACGTAACCAGCAGTGCCCAGACCCAGAATACTTGATACGATCAGAGGTTCTACGACATACTGAATGCCTTCTACCGTGCTCAGGAGTTGCGACGACGAGACATAGCCAGCTGATCCAAGGCCTATCACGGTGCTAACTATAGAATCTGACCCGCTCAGACTGAGTCCCAGACTCGTACTCAGAAGCTGGGAACTTGAAACGTAGCCAGCCGAACCAAGGCCTATCACGGTGCTGACTATAGAATCCGATCCGCTCAGACTCAGGCCTAGACTTGTACTCAGAAGCTGGGAACTTGAAACGTAGCCAGCTGAACCGAGGCCGATCATAGTTGACACGATAAGAGGCTCAATAACAAACTGAATACCTGCGACAGTGCTCGTAAGTTGTGAGGACGACACGTAACCTGCCGTTCCTAGACCTAACACGGTACTCACCATAGAATCAGACCCCATGAGACTGAGTCCCAGACTCGTACTCAGGAGCTGTGAGGACGACACGTAGCCGGCCGTTCCTAGACCTAACACGGTACTCACCATAGAATCCGAACCAACTTGGCTCAGTCCCAGACTTGTACTCAGAAGCTGTGAAGACGACACGTAGCCGGCTGTGCCTAGACCCAGAATACTTGATACGATGAGAGGTTCAACAACAAACTGAATGCCTTCCACTGTGCTGAGAAGCTGCCCAGAACTAATGTAGCCAGCTGATCCAAGGCCGAGTACAGTGCTTACGAGGCCATATGATCCCATTTGGCTGAGACCTAGACTTGTGCTCAGAAGCTGTGAAGACGATACGTAGCCGGCTGATCCGAGGCCAATCATAGTGCTCGTGACCAGAGGTTCAATAACAAACTGGATCCCTTCTACAGTACTCAGAAGCTGTGAGGAGGACACGTAGCCAGCTGTGCCAAGACCAATCACGGTGCTAACGATCGTTGCCGATCCAACTTGGCTCAGGCCTAGGCTTGTACTCAGAAGTTGCGAACTTGAAATGTAGCCAGCCGATCCAAGACCACTTACGGTACTTACCAATGAGTCAGATCCCGTCTGGCTCAGACCTAAGCTTGTACTCAGAAGTTGCGAACTTGAAATGTAGCCGGCTGACCCGAGGCCAAGAACAGTGGATGTCAGACTGGATCCACCTACAATAGAATCGCCATTAACCGAGGAAACATGAAGTTGTTGTGTGCTGGCGACTACACTGGTTATCGTGCCTGTGAATACCTGTAGAGTACTAAGTGATAGAGCAATCACATCACCCATGTTAATGAAATCACCTTCTTCTCCAACTTGCAATGAGTGTACAACAAGGGATGAAATGAAGGCCTGAGAGGTAGAAAGATAGTTTACATTAAGTGAGGAAGTTGTAAAGAGCCGAGAGATGCTTTCCATTGTAGAGGTCAACTGACTCGAACTCACGTATCCAGCGGTTCCAAGACCTATTACAGTGGATGTAAGACTTGGACTGATGATGTTGGAGATGCCTGCGGCAGTACTGAGTAACTGACTACTGCTTATGTATCCAGCCGATCCAAGTCCAGTCACAGTGGAAAACAACATAGATGACGTTACACCCGTTTGAAGGGGCACTCCATTGATTAGAATAGTTCCATTAGCAAAAGACATTACATCGTTAAGTCCCGAGATTGTGTCAATAAGTGTAAGTGTAGAAGCAGTAACATTCGCAGTGCTTACATTCTCAAATGTAGCTGCAGTGGGAATACCAAAACTACCTTCGTATCTGTAAAAACTCACAGTAGGTGGTGAGTTTCCAGCCGTTAGATTCGTATAAAACTTTAGAATACCTGCATCTGTATCAAATGTCCATGGATAGCTTCCACTCGGATTCAAAGGAGCGCCGGTTGAATCATATACGACAATCGCATAGGTTCCGTTTCCGTAACTGTTCGGAATCGCATTAGCGAGAATATTAAGATCAGGACGAGAGATAGTCGCATTCACGTACCAATACGACTCGTATAAGTTAATCGCGCCGAGAGTAGCCTTTACATATTTTGCAATATACGGATATGACGCGCTCGTATAGCGTGTACCATTCGTAAAGCTACCATCAAGAACCCAGTCAGTGGGTGGTGCGGTTGGAATAGATTGAGCATAAATCTGTGATTGAATAATCCGCGGAAGAGATTTGATTGCTTCTTGTGATACAGACTTACTATCTTGTGTATCCGCTACACCAAAAGTCTTTTTTAGCAAAAGCGTAATATTTTGCGCTTGACTCCCCATCTAGCGCAGTATACTATTTTAATGAAAGAAAGTATGCAATGAAGTATGTTTTTATAAGGGGATGCTTAGTAATGGTTCTATTGAGCCATAAGCGCAGTGACAGTAGTAAAGGCAAAATTCCATTTCATAGGGATGCCAATTCTACAAAGAATACGAATATCTTTACCTACAGTTGAAAAAGCTGGTATAAATAAGTTTGGAAATGTTATTTGTGAGGATGTAAGTGTAGAACCGGGACCCACGCCACCTCTTATTTGTGTAAGATTAGATGTACTGTCTATAAAATACGTATTTGCGTCGGCTTTTAGATCGATCGTTCCATTTGCATCTAACCAGACACTTGATGGAGAATCTGCATTTGTTGGTAAGAGTGAGTTATGATCTTCAACACGATAATATACATAGATTTTATCCTCTGCCACCGTTGGATAGTTTCCAGATGTAAAGACAATTTGGTCATTATAGACTTTGAGTGGATCCGTTTGACTTGAAAGAAAGTTAATAACGAGTGTAACTTTTGTATAGTTAAATGCTAAACTTGCAGTTTTCCATGCAAAGCTCGCGAATCGTATACCGGAAGTTACTCCACTATAATCAAATGTATTTGTATTTGATGCAGTGTAATATAAACCAGTGTAGTTAATGTAACTATAAGGTGTGGATCCCTTTGAACGATGCGCTCCATTTCCAACTTGTAGTTCTTGTGATGCAGTTCCAGTCAATATCGTATTCCTATGATCATACACTACATCTGTATAACTGCTTGATCCGCTGTAGACGAACGGAGGCACGTAAGTTGTAGGATCATTGCTAGTGTATGACCATACTCTGCAGCCAATCACTGTGGTACCCACCGATGCACTCAAAAGACTTGTGGGAATCGTCGCAAGTAAAGTGACGGAGGGACCGTCAATCAGAGAACTTATGTATGCGTTATACGCTGCAGACGCGCCTCCTGCATTGTTCACGGTGGCAGTCATGGTAATATTAGAGGAGTAGACGTTCGTCAAGGAACCAGACTGAATGCTTCCATTTGAAAAGACAATCGCTTGATTGGATAAAAACTGACCTGCACTGTATCCTGAAATAATACGACTCAAGTTTGTTTCTGTCGCAGTTGTGACTGCACTTTGGATCGTATTCGTATAGTTTACAAGTGGAGATGCATAGAAAAAGCGGCCAAGATTACTACCTGTTGTGATGGTACTGAAGGTCAGAGTATTTCCTAGAACCGCTACACCTGAAACGAGGGTAGAGGTTGGATTCGGCAAGGCGAAGTTAACCGCGAGACTTTTCACGATCGGTGTACCAGGTGCACCATCGTAATAAAAGTTCAGGAGGCTCTCACTGCTTGTTACTGTAGTTGCTGTGCTCTGGTATTGTTGAGTGTGCAGTGTGTAGATCGTAGAGTTTGCAGCAAATTTGGCGCTCTGAATCGTGACTGTATTTGCCGCATTCAAGAAGTATCCATTCTTTTGTACAGGTCCTCCGTTAAACTTATCAACAGGAAGACTCGGTGTAATGACAAGATTACTCTGTGATCCCGTTGCAGGAGTTGTCGCAGGAAATCCATCATAAAAGACAGTTGGACCAAGTATCGGTTCAGGGGAAGTGAAGAATGTACTGAGGGCACAGGCACCAATGAGGCTTGTTCCGCGGGTTGCTGTTGTCTGCACAGGGATTGTGAAGGATGCGCTGGTCCAATCCGCGTTCGTATTAATCAGATTTGTGATGTTGGAAGAGTCACTGATGCGTTTTACAGTGGTCGCGTAATAACGACTAGGAAAGGAGACAGCAGACAGAATCGGATCGGCGACTAGGTTTGATGTTGTTATATTTGAGAGGGCTGCAGCAGGTCCAGATTGATTCGCCGAGTTTGTGGGTGTAACTGAAAAGGTGTAGGTCGAGTCTGGATAGACGGACGCAGCATATCTCAAGACTTGTGCAGGATTTCCATCAGGACTCGCAACAAATGAGAAGGGTGCATTGCTCGTAACTGTATTTGAGTCATTTACAGGAGTTCCATATCGTTTTCCTTCTACAGGCACAGAAGTATAACTAATGAGATAGTTAATAATCGTAGCCACAGAGGCAGGATCGGTTGTATCCACAAACTGAGGTGTACTAAAATAAAAGTTGAGGGCATTGGATGTTATATTGGATGCCTGGAGGCGCTGTGCTGCGGAAGGAGGACCAGTTGTTATAAACGGTGCAAAAATGGTGGACGCCTGATTCACATAGTTATTGTAGTTTTGATAATAGGCAATGATTTCGCCATATTTAGTTAGGGCCGATAGGACAGGATCATAATACATGTATGCAGTACGCGGCGGTGCACCAACACCATCTTGAGGGAAAATCACGTTCTGTTGTACACCAGATGAACCAGACACTTTAGTTAACACAATACCCGTTACATACGAGTTTCCGTCGTGTAAGTTGAGCATTCTAGGCGAGGACAAGTGATTCATAAATGTGCTAGGGTTGAATCCTGCAATGTTTGTGGAAAGACTTGCAGTAAACGAGTTAATCACAGGGACCCATGAGTTTTGAAATCCTACGTTGATCTGTTCAGGATAGACCCAAGGTAAAAAGATCTGTGATGTTTTTGAGCAGGTTGATTGGAAATAAATACTGCTCGGTGGCAGGACTAGATTATTTTGAATCCATCCGTCAGATTGAGCCTGTGCAGTCACAGTCACATTTCCAGTTCCTGACGCGGGCGTTATTGTGATTCCAGCACCTGCAGTGATAGATCTCACTGCAGTTGAGATATATCCAGCCGTTCCTAGACCTACAACAGTAGATGTAAGACCTGATTGTAGATCAAGAGTTGAGGTGAATCCTTGTGTTCCAAGTCCAATCACAGTGCTTGTGAGTTCGGCCGTATCAATGAACGAGTTAACGTACTCATATAATCCTAAGGATGTGCTCAGAAGCTGCTGACTACTGACGTAGCCGGCTGAACCGAGACCAACGACGGTAGATGTAAGGCCTGATTGTAGATCAAGAGTGGATGTGAATCCTTCAGTTCCAAGACCAATAATCGTGCTTGTAAGTTCAATAGGATCAATAAACGAATCAATATACGATTGTAGACCTTGTGACGTACTCAACAGCTGCCCAGAGCTAATATAGCCGGCAGAACCGAGGCCAATCATCGTGGATCCCAGCGAAGGACCAATGATATTATTAATGCCAGCCACGGAACTCAGTAACTGGGAGGATGACACGTAGCCAGCTGACCCCAGGCCTACCATAGTGGATCCCATAGCAGTATCCATAGCGATGGAAAGTCCAGCCACGGAACTGAGGAGTTGTGACGACGATACGTAGCCAGCTGATCCCAGGCCTACCATAGTGGATCCCATAGCAGTGTCCATAGCGATGGAAAGTCCAGCCACGGAACTGAGGAGTTGTGACGACGATACGTAGCCAGCTGACCCCAGGCCTACCACAGTGGACCCCACAGCAGTGTCCATAGCGATGGAAAGTCCAGCCACGGAACTAAGGAGCTGCAATGAGCTAATATATCCAGCAGATCCGAGTCCTTCTACGGTAGAATAGAGCATCGTTGAGGTTAGACTCACCACAAGTGTAATCGCGCCTATGGCTCTCATTGTACTAACGGCGATTCCAGGACTGCCATACACTGCTGTGATTGAAATACCATCGGGAAAAGGACGGCCATTGATGGAAGAGAGCCACATTGATTGTGTACTCATGGTGGGAGCACGTGTATCTGGGAGAAGTAAGTAGCCAACGCCGTATCCAAATGTGATACTACTCACGTTCAGAGAGGACACGTATTCAGTTCTAGTCGTGAAGGAGGACGCATAGTTTCCTCGTAAGGTAGACAAATCTGCAGTTAGTTGGAGTGTGGATACATAGCCTGCAGTTCCAAGTCCAGTGACCGTTGACGCGAGGTTCACACCAAGACCAGATACACTACTTGTGAGTTGATTCGGATAGACAAACGTATTAAATACACCTTCTGTAGTGCTCAGAAGCTGTGAGGAGGACACGTAGCCAGCCGATCCGAGGCCAGCAACCGTTGACACGACAACAGACGCCAGGCCACTTGAACTAATAAACGATGCCGTTCCAAGACCAACTACTGTGCTTGTAAGTTCACTGCGATCAATAAATGAATCAATATAGGATTTAAGTCCTAGAGATGTACTTAGCAACTGTTGGCTACTCACATAGCCTGCAGAGCCAAGTCCAACCACAGTGGATGTAAAAAAGGGAGCGACGAAGGCGGGAAGTGCGGCAGTTGTACTCAGAAGCTGTGAAGTGGACACGTAACCAGCAGTACCGAGGCCTACTAGAGTACTGGTCAGGCCGTTGGTAAGTCCCGAGGTGGATACATATCCAGCCGTTCCAAGTCCGGTCACAGTGGATGCGATCGTCGTGGCCAGGCCAATCGTTGATACAAATCCTTGAGTTCCGAGACCCACTACAGTACTTGCGAGTTCAACAGGATCAATAAATGCATCAATATAGGATTTAAGTCCTAGAGATGTACTGAGTAACTGTGAGGACGATACATAGCCGGCGGATCCGAGTCCAATCACAGTTGACGTAAGGGATGCAGTTACATAGGAACTGCTCGCGTATCCAGCCGTTCCAAGACCTACAAGAGTACTTGTGAGAAGTGACGGATTGATTGTGGCGGCAAGACCTTGACTGGTACTGAGAAGTTGCGAGGTGCTCACGTAACCGGCCGATCCTAGACCGGTGACTGTACTTACGAGTTTTGACTGAAAGGAAGTTGTGCTTATGAATCCTTGCGTGCCGAGACCAACGATGGTACTAGTAAGTTCAACCGGATCAATAAAGGAGTCAACATAGGATTTAAGTCCTTGGGATGTACTCAGAAGCAGAGCAGAGGATGATACGTAACCTGCCGTACCAAGTCCCACTACAGTTGACGTGAGTGTCTCCATTTTCATGTCACCCACGATAGTGGATCCATTGAGTAAGAGGACTCCACTGCTGACACCGAGAAGTTGAGGGAGATTGTTTGTGGCGTCAACGAAGTTAAGACTTGATGTGAATAGATTACCAGTACTAATGGTCGTAGTACAGAGACCGTAGGGGCTCAGGTAGACATTGATGGCGCTTGAAATAACCGTAGGCCCGTATGCGAAGACAGTGCTGACACTGCTGATTTGGTAAAAAAAGTTATTAATGGAAAGGGTGTTTAACTGAGTACTGAGGGTGCAGAGACCAGGAATCAGTTTTTGACCACCACCGTCGTCGCCAAGAAATGTACTCATGGCATTGATGGAACTGATCGTGAGAACATCTCTCCACACGGCCTCACCGTTGGCTCCAGTGTAGAGAACAAGTCCCGAGGAGATCGGAATATTTGACACCACGGAGTTTGCAAAGATGCGACGCAATGTAATTACGTCTGTGTCGAAGGTCTTTCTTGTAGACATACCTCGTATCTATACCGTGCAGATTTATTTTTAAGAAATCAATCTGCACTGTAATTCTGTTAAACTGACTGAACCTATGAAAAGCGGGGTTCAATAAACATACTCAGCGCTCTCTTTAACTTATCTTCATAGATCAATGTATCTGAAAAATCTGCAAATAAGTCCTCATCAAAGTGAATCATTTCAACGAGCCGAGCACCTTTGAATACACGAAGCACGGGGTGTAATAATGTGCTCTTAGATTCTGTGCCAATCGCTGTGACTCTATTTCCTAACTTGTATATATCAGTTACCAAGTCTTTTCCATATTCTAGAGTCAACATGAAGTTATACTGACTTGTTGGCGTATACTGATTACTTCCACGATGTGCGATCGTAACATTATTTAAATAATATATCTCTTCACCATTAACATAAAACAAATCACAGAGTTGGCCATACATTTGATATAGAGCAGAGGATGTGCTTATTTTATTCATAATGTGAGAAGTAAGGTGATCTTTTTCAAGACGATTTATATCAAATGGTAGATCATAGTTGACTTGCATAAAATATTTGATTAGATACCGAAACCCGTGAATAAATCCACCTGAACTTGCGCGATAATCAAGTGAATGCATGATGGACCCGATGAAAAATAGATTTGGATGACCGGTTGCCTCATAGTTTCCCATGACTTTAGGATATTTATACATATACTCTAGCGGAAAAGCGAATATATATTCATCAAATGTCCATCCAGTACAATAAATGACATGATCAAATGCGGAACGAGGAGACCCATAATATTTATCATCTGGATTCATGGAGCGTGCGATTTTATAAGGTGTCGTTTCAGAGACCTGATGAATATGCATTTTTACATGGTTATTATAATCAAATGCATTCTGTGATTTAAGGAGAAAGGTGTCCATAAAAGGTAAATATACAGAACGTAGATCTCCTGTATAATGAGTACTCATAGCCCAGGGTTTTTTTGATCTTGATTCAATCAAAACATGACTACAATAAGGGGTGAGTAGATTAGCAAGTTCAAATGCTGCATTTCCGCCACCGACAAGTAGGAGTGATTTATTTCTGAAGGTTTCAAGATTAGCAGGATCTTTAAAGTAGTTTTTTTCATACTCCCCATAGTGCTTTATTTTAGTAGTAATCTGTTCAATAATATTAGGAATCTGTGGTTTAGAAAGACCTGTTGCAACGATTAACTTTTCACATATATAGATAACAGACTCTCCATTGACTATGCATTCAATGCGATAACCGCTCGTTTCTTCGCGTTTACGAATCATAGTAACTGTGGCCGAAAACTGTATCTTTAATGAATACCGATTTGCAAAATCATGTAGGTACTTAACAAGATCATCGCTCTTAGGATAGTAGTCAGTTGAGTAGGTAGTAGGAAACAGTAAAGGAGTTTCTTCTTCCTGAATCAATGAATTCCAATCATGACGTAAATTAAAATCCGAATTTTCGCTGCCGGTATTGGGTTTATTGATTGAAATCAAGTTTCCAGAAAGAGGGTATTTTGTAAAAAAAGAAGCAACGTGGTCAGCCCTTTCAAGAACTAGATAGTCAAGTCCCATTTTATCTAGATAATATGCAACTTGAAGACCAGCCGGACCTGCTCCGACAACAAGAGTTTTTATATGGATCATATTAACATACGTATTTTTATTTTTTTTTAACTTTTACCTAGACATAGAATGGACAGAGGTTCAATCATGTCAGAAGAAGAACGGTTAGAGTTAGTCAACTGGGTAAAACTAAATCTAGATAAGTTCGTAGTTATAGTAGGCAATCGTAGACATCATACATTTATTCAAAATGCCGATGATCCTCAAACAAGTCGCCAGATTGTAAATCAAACACTTCCTGTTTATAGTGATGATTTACCAAAGTGTATTTTTAAAATAAAGGAACGAATCATAGAAAAGGAAAACATACAGGACTGTATGCAGGAGCCGATGTTTCAAGATTTTATTGGTGTTATTTTACCAGGTGGATTTATTCATAAACATAAGGATTTTAATATAGACAATCTGATACATTGTAGATATAACGTCTTTTTAGAACTGCCTATAAAAGGTGGAGAAACCTATTATGATGGTAGACTAATAGATTCTAAAGAGGGACATTATGTTTTATCAAGATCTGGACTTGATTTACATTGGTCAACGCCAGTTGAAGAAGGAATGCGAATTACAATTTCCTTTGGATTTATGATTCCTCACGAACAACTTTTTCCATCATTCAAAGCAATGTAATTACGTCTATATCAAAGGTCTTTCTTGTAGACATACCTCGTATCTATACCGTGCAGATTTATTTTTAAAGAAATAAACCTGCACTGTATTTATGTTATATATTGGCCTAAGGTGTATAAAAATGTAGAATTATCATTTATTCAGCAGCCCATTTAATAGTTATGAAGCCATTACCATCTGTTCTCCCGTTAATAGTAATTTCATTTGTGTATGGCCAGTTGGCCACATATATGGTCCCATAGAAGGGTATATTTACATAAGATGCTCCTCCTCCACCTCCAGATGACATATTCGTGTTACCTTGTCTTACAGCACCTCCTCCACCACCGCCACCTATCCCACCACCACCACCACCACCACTCGCTCCATATGTACTCGCTCCCTTTCCACCCGAACCTAATCCTGTTATTTCTGTATAGATAAGGGTAGAATTCCCTGAGAATGTCTGGTATGATGGGACAGTCGCAGTAGTTCCCGCTGAATCTGTACCATTTTCAGCATAAGCAACAGCGTTATTAACATAGTAATATGTACCTCTGTGACCTCCCTTCCCTAGTGTTCCAATCCATGTCCCCCGATCGTTTTCTCCACGACTATCTGCATACGAATCATCCGCTGGTACACTTTCTCCTCCACCATATCCGCCAGCGTGACCCCAGCTAAAAAAATTATTATTATATGCATATCCACCCCTGGCCTGACGATAATGTGGGACATCGTGCGAAGGGAAGCCTGCGCCACTATTCCCACTCCCAGCGCGGCCTCCTTGACCCAGAGACCCCATGTTTGTTCCATTTGCTCCACCTCCAGATCCACCTCCACCAGCACATACTACAAAGTAATCTAAGGTATTACAAATAAATGCACTTGCGGCTCCTCCACCTCCAGCCCCGCCTGCCCAATCAACATATTGTCCTTTATTTCCAATTCCACCGTTGCCTCCAAACGTACCGTCGCCGCATATGCCACCAGCTGCGCCAGTACCTTGATCAATCTGGTAGTTACTACCGTCTGTACCTTTCGTTCCAGTATATAACTTAACCTCATTGTTTGCGGTTAGACTACACGTAACCTGTGTCATTGCACCCTCTCCACCAACCTGATAGTTATCAGCGTATCCAGTAATTCCAGAATTTGCTGGACGACCTAATCCACCATTTCCACCTGCACAAATCATATATAAAGTTGTTGTGTATGCGAGGCTTAGTGTCTTATATTTACCAGGAGAACAATAAATAAATCCCATGTGATTTGAAGGATTATCACTTGCAATTGTTGTAAAGGTGTATACATAAAAGATGTAAGTTGTATCATATCTATATTTTCCACTTGCCATATCTTCTGAGGCTGCCCCTGTAAGCGTCGTACTAAGTCCAGTGCCAACAGATGTATAGTGAGTGCTGGGCGTTGTTCCAGTTCCATAGTTACTTCCGTAAATATGGTAAGATACAATACCAGCACTTGGACTTGCTGTCCAAGATAACGAGATTGTTCCATTGACATCAAGGTTAATAGCGAACGATGAAGGTGCAGCAGGAGGACTTGTTACTGAAATACTACTCTGTGATACTGAACTACTATTACCTATAGCATTATAGGCGACAACGGATACATTGTAGGTTCCTGTAGCAAGACTGGTAAATGTATACGAAAGTCCAGCTTGAGTCTGAGTTGCACTAGATGTTCCTGACAGCGTAAAGATATATCCACTAACAGGTCGTGAGGTTGGTATAGAACTTGGTGCACCCACTGTAACTGCAAGGGACCCTGGTCCCGCTGTTGTACTAATACTTGCTGGAAGATTTGGCACCGCACCAAACGTTGCTGATCCTGCCGAAGCCGATGTTGGTGTTGCACCATTTAGGGCATTAGAGGTCTGTATGTAAAATGTATACGGTATATTGAAGGTAAGTGTCGTTATACCATTCGCATTTCCACCCGTGCCTGTGTTATACGTTGCAGCAGTTGCTCCAAGGCCACTACTTTGACTTGAGTTTACACCAATATATGTATCTCCATTGGGTCGTGCAACTGTTCCAGAATATGCCGTCCATGATACTGTAATACTTCCATCTGATTGTGTTGCAACTGAAGCACCTGTCGCAGCATACGCAAGAGCACCAAATGTTGCCGTTGATGTAGATGATTGTGTGAAACTACTATTAATCGCATTGGATGTTAAAATAGAGATTGTATAGGCAGTGTTAAATGTGAGTTGTACGAGTCCGCTTGCATTTCCACTCGTACCTGCATTGTAGTTTGTTCCACTGAGGGCGATTAAATCCGTGTAGTCATAATATCCTGCCGCAGTTGTGAATAGTACACGCAGACCCTGTATTGGACGCGCTGTCGTCACATTAGATGTCCAGTTTACGTCAATACTGCCATCGGCGCCTGTTGTTGGCGCTGTTAGTGTCGCTGCAATAGCAACAGAACCAAACGTTGTAGTTGATGAAGTAGATTGTGTGTAACTACTGTTAAGCGTGTTCGACGTTAATATATAAATAGTGTAAGCAGTATTAAAGACAAGTTGAACTAGTCCTGTATTATTTCCGCCCGTTCCTGAATTGTAGTTTGTTCCTGTGAGCGCGATTGTATTTGTATTGTCATCATAGGTTGCTGCTGCGTTATAAAATCGGACAAGTACATTATATGTCGGTCGTGCAGTCGTGACGTTAGATGTCCAGTTTACGTCAATACTACCATCTGATAGAGTATTTATAGTACCAGGTGTCGCGGCTATGGCAGGCTTGCCAAATGTAATTGCAGAACTTGCCACAGAACTTGTATATGTAGTATTATTTATCGTATTTGACGTTAATACATAAATAGTGTAAGCAGCATTAAAGATAAGTTGATTGAGGCCATTCGTAGTTACATTCACACCTGTATTGTAGTTTGTTCCAGTGAGCGCGATTGCATTGGTATTATCATCATAGGATGTTGCTGCATTATAAAATCGGACAACCAGTTGTTGTGTAGGCTGAGCAAGTGATACATTTGACGTCCAGTTTACGTCAACACTGCCGTCAGTAAGGGTCTGTATACTAGCTAACGTCGCAGCCTTTGCAGCGAGTCCAAACAGAACGGCCGCACCGTTTGTGACAGGAGATAGGCGATTTTCAATATTACTTGAATAGATGCCCACTGAATACCAGTTTGAGAATGCGGGTGTCGTAGCCGCTGTAAAGGTCGTCGTTTGGGCAGTTCCAGATGTAGTTGCCTCAAATAAACTATATGTTCCACCACTCGTCACGGCATTGGAAAACATGACTTTATATCCGTAAGGATAGCGACCAGTTGTTGGTGCAGACCAAGTTGCCTTGACCTTATCTCCAACATTATCAACACTTACAGATACACCCAACGCCGCATTTGGAACAAAACTCCCTTGATTAAAAATATGAAAGGGCACACTCATAGGTTGTACTGGTATGACAATATAGTATTATGGCGCCGTAGTGTAAGTTGTTGCAGATGCACATTAATATTTTTCTTAAGGGTCTACCTTGCGAGCGATATCTGAATATTTGCAACCACTGAGTTTGCAAAGATGCGACGCAATGTAATTACGTCTATATCAAAGGTCTTTCTTGTAGATATACCTCGTATCTATACCGTGCAGATTTATTTTCAAGAAATAAATTTGCAGTTGAAAAAGATTCTAGTAACGGGTTAAACTATAGAAAACCTAATTGACTAGTATGTCAATCACCTTTCAAGTTGCAGGAGATTATCATTTTTTTCTCCATTCACCTGAAAAAACAGATTTCAGTGATCTAATTACACCGAGTGAACGATTTTTATTAACAACAGGGGATATTATACAACCCTACAACGAAAATGCATATAACTTTTATAGTTACTGTGCAAAAAACTGGGAAAAAACCTACGTAATGATGGGAAATCAAGAATATGAAAACTCTCATCAAGTCTTTCAAAGCACAATGATAGAACAATATAGATTAATGAAAAACCTTGTTGATCATATTAATACTGAGATGGGTGAAGTAAAACTTGTTTTTATTCAAAATACGTATGTTGATCTTCCTGAATATTCCTTAAGGATTATAGGACTTACATTGTGGGCTCCTAAATCAAACCGTCAATATCTAAAAGGTCCTACATTGGGCTTTAGTAAGTTTACAACTGCATTAAAAGAAGGAGACATGTATAGACTTACATATCCAGGTACCTCTAGTAAAGCAGGAGGTGGGGCAGTTTTAAGACAAGTTATTAAATCATGGATGCCATTAGACTATAAAGATAATTATACTGAAGTCTATGAATCAATCACAGTTGAAGACATTAAAATACTTCAGGAAAATGATAGTTCATTTCTTACTAAAATGATACAAGAATCACAAGAAAAAAACTATAAACTGCTTGTATGTTCTCATTATATACCAACACCTGATATAAAAAAGGAGAGTCCTATTATTACGTCTGAAAATGAGTTTCCTCTAGATTTTTTTTGCAGAGATATTCGCACTACGGTACAAAGTCCTATCGTTGCATGGGTTTGTGGTCATGTTCATTTTGAACAGACAGCATATATAGGTTCTATACCAATATATATAAATACACCCAAAATTACAATTGATTATGTGTGAACAAGAATATATCCATTTACTCCGTATCCAGCATAACCACCTCCTGCCGCGGGAGGATTACTCCCCGTACCTCCTTGTGCACCTCCACCTGCAGTGCTGCTTACTGTTGTATATCCAACAATATATGAAGACCCTCCGCCACCTCCACCTCCATAATGCGAAACGAATGGGCGCTGCCATCCTGCTCCTCCGCCACCTCCATAATATCCGCCTCCTCCACCACCTCCAGTTCCATCTCCTCGGTTATTTCCATTCTCATGTTGGAATCCATAGTTGCCTCCAGAACCATAAATTGCTTGGGTTGATGTATTCAGTCCACTTGTAGCGCTTCCGCTTGAGCCACTGTCAGCCCAAAATGAACCACCTGTGCCTGGACCATATTGACCGCCACCCGTGCCACCAGGTATAGTAATTGTTGCTGTATGGCCGTTACAGGCGCCGCTACAAGAGCAATAACACTCGTAATACTCATCGTGAACCGCATCACCGCCGTCACCACCACTTCCACCTAATGCCCCTCCTGCGCCACCGTTACCACCATAACTATATCCACCACTACCTCCTCCTCCACCTGCAATGATGGTGGCACTTGATGAACCTGTATTAAATCGTGAATAACCTCCTCCTCCACCACCCGAATTTCCATACCCTCCACCGCCACCTCCATATCCAGGATAGCCAAGATCATAACCGCTCGCTCCATTATTACCAGCGCCGCCTCCTACGCACATTGTTATACTTGCATTCAAACTAAATGATCCAGATCCAATCACCAATGCACCTGCCCCGCCATTTCCCGCGCCGCGAGAGCCGCCGGCGCCTGACATGACGATTGTCCATGTGGCGGTTACGGGTACTGACCAACTAGGTGTTACTTCGTTCATTCCATTACCCTTCCAATATTGGAAGTATACATTGTTACTATCTGAACTTTCTGTACCCGCTGCATTTTTGGCTCTTACCCAGCAACGATATGCTGTTCCACTAGAGAAACTCTTGCTATATGAGGTGTCTGCTCCTGCATCCGTTGAGGTTGTAGATCCACCTGTATTATAAAAGAAAGTATAACTTGATGCACCTGACGATGCAGACCAAGTGAATGTGATTGTATCAGGTGATCTGTCAGGATTTGTGAGTGCAAAGCCCGTGGGTGCATCCGGTGCATTTACGACTGAAATACTACTGGCCGTCACTGCACTACTATTACCTATAGCATTATAGGCGACAACCGATACATTATAGGTTCCAGTACTGAGGCCTGTAAATGTATAGGAAAGTCCAGCCTGCGTCTGACTTGCAGACGATGTTCCTGTAAGTGAAAAGATGTATCCAGCAACAGGTCGTGAAGTTGGTATAGAACTCGGTGCAGTGACTGTAACGGCAAGAGTTCCTGTGGCGGCTGTAGTACTAATACTTGCTGGAGGATTTGGAACTGCACCAAACTTTCTTGATTCTGTCGTAATGGATCCATTTGGACTTATCGCATTGGATGTTAAAATCGTAAATGTATAGTTTGTGTTAAATGTATATGATAAACCAGAAGCGCTTCCACTAGTACCCGTTGAATAACTTGTTGTTGTATTTCCAAGAGCGCTGCTCACAGTTCCTCCTACTTGTACATATACATTTGTTGTAGGCCGTGCTACGGTGGCGGTAGGAAGAGTCCATGAAACTGAGATGCTGCCATCTGCATTAGTGGTCGCACTAGCACCTGTAGCGGCTATTGCAGGATTTCCAAACCTTGCAGATACTCCTGCTGTAGAGGTTGGTGTTGCGCCATTAATCGCATTGGATGTCAGCACATAAAATGTATAACTATTGTTGAAGCTATACGACAACCCAGAACCAGTTCCATCTGTAGCTGCCGTATAGCTCGTGGCAGTGTTACCAAGAGCACTGCTCACACTTGTCCCTGCCTTCACGTACACATTTGTTGTAGGCCGTGCAACTGTCGCGGTAGGAAGAGTCCAAGAAACTGCAATGCTTCCATCAGCCTGTGTTGCAGCCGAAGCACCTGTAGCCACAATAGCCAGCTGTCCAAACGTAATGGCGGGCGATCGGATAGAACTCGTGTACGTAGTATTATTAATCGCATTTGACGTCAATATATAGATATTATATAGAGTGTTAAATGTGAGTTGTACGAGTCCACTTGCATTTCCACCCGTTCCTGTGTTATAGTTTGTTCCAGTGAGTGGGATCGGATTTGTGTTGTAGTTATAGGATGCGTTAGAAAACTGTACAACTAGTTGTTGAGTTGGCCGAGCAACCGTAACATTGGATGTCCAGTTCACGTCAATACTACCGTCTGAAAGATTACTTATACTACCAAACGTTGCAGCGAGTGCAACAGAACCAAACGTTGCAGTTGATGAGGTAGATTGTGTGTAACTACTGTTAAGCGTGTTCGACGTTAATATATAGATCGTATATGCAGTATTGAATGTGAGGAGGCTGAGTCCTGTATTATTTCCGCCCGTTCCTGTATTGTAGTTTGTTCCAGTGAGAGCAATTTCGTTTGTGTTGTCATCGTAGGATGCAGCTGCGTTATAAAATCGGACAAGTACATTATATGTCGGTCGTGCAGTCGTCACGTTAGATGTCCAGTTTACATCAATACTACCATCCGATAGAGTATTTATAGTACCAGGTGTCGCGGCTATGGCAGGCTTGCCAAATGTAATCGCGGAACTTGCAGCCGAACTCGTGTACGTAGTGTTATTAATCGTATTTGACGTCAGCACATAAATAGTGTAAGCAGTATTAAAGACAAGTTGAACTAGTCCACCCGCGTTTCCGCCAGTGCCAGTATTGTAGTTTGTTCCCGTGAGGGCGATCGCATTAGTATTATCATCATAGGATGCCGCTGCATTATAAAATCGGACAACCACTTGCTGTGTCGGCTGGGCCAGTGACACATTAGAAGTCCAGTTTACGTCAATACTACCGTCGGTGAGGGTCTGTATAGTGCCTAAACTTGCGGCCTTCGCAGCAAGTCCAAACTGAACGGCCGCACCATTCGTCACAGGAGATAAGCGATTTTGAATATTACTCGCATAGATGCCCACTGAATACCAGTTTGAGAATGCGGGTGTCGTCGCCGCAGTCAGAGTCGTCGTTTGGGCAGCTCCAGATGTAGTTGCCTCAAATAAACTATATGTTCCACCACTCGTCACGGCATTGGAAAACATAACTTTATAGCCGTATGGATAGCGACCTGTTGTTGGCGCAGTCCAAGTTGCCTTGACCTTATCTCCAACATTATCAACACTAACGCTTACACCCGTAACAGCATTGGGAACATAACTCCCTTGATTAAAGATATAAAAGGGCGCACTCATGTCCTTTACTGCTTTGAACAGTGAAAACGAAAAATAAAGTTGGGCGACTCCACAAAAGAATAGGTGAATATAATCCCTTCTACAACCTTATTTAAAAGGATTATATACTCCTCAATGGGCATTTTAATACAGTACAATATATAAGGCCATGTTTCACGTTGTGTTCCATCACTACATGCGTAATAATGCCCCTTTCGTTCAGGCATTTTCATCGGGATCTCATAGACAAGACTAATAGGCGCCGCGCCCTTAGCAACCCATTGCCGTAGCGATTCCTTCAATCGCTTCGTATCAATCGTGAAAAAAGCATCCTTAATGTTTTTCTCAAGATTCAGCAAGTATTCATTCTCCTCATAGAGATCATCAATCTTAAAGAGGCTGTTAAAAGGCTCTCGTAAATTGAGTTGATCAGACATTCTGTTCTGCCTTTCTAAAAAAGTGCGTAGGTTCCGCCGACATTCATCAGGGTCATACTCGCATTTGAATAAAGAGGAGCAGATGTCACTGTCATTCCTGTAATCGTTACGCTTCCAATATCGGCACCTGTGTTATTTCTGAAGACGAAATATTTACCATAGTTGGATGTTGCAGATGCCGTTAATGCTGTTCCATTTACACCAGTGATCGCACTTGTTGTGATGTTAAAATAGACTCCATACATCGCCTCAGTGAGTGTAATCGTTCCGCCTGCAGTGTAGTTACAATAGAGAACCGCCGAACGTGCTGATCCATTCACGTCTAATGAAATATTTCCACCTGCGGATCCAGGTGTGGCTACGCCCGCCGCCGTATTGATTCCAATGCTTGACGTGTGTACGAGACCATTCACGTCCAGTGTATAGGCAGGAGAATTGCAGTTGACACCAATGCTTGAAATAATGGTTCTCGGTGCAATCAGATTTGAGGTAAGATTAATATTTCCATTCACGTCTAATGTATACAAAGGATTGTTAGAGTTGATACCTACAAAACCGTTACTCAAGACCATATTACTCGCATTTCCAGTTGTTGTAATCCACGTACGTTGTGTTGTACCACTGCCAATCCCCTTAAGAACAGTATCACCTACAGAGGTATTCGCCACAAAACTTCCAGCAACTCCAACAAGTGCGAACTGAGACGCGAGTCCACTTGCAGTATTGGATAAAAGTAAGGATTGGTCAATCCCTGCAGTTGTCCCAGCAAGGGTTATATTATTTCCGAGATTCAAGTTTGTAGTGGGAGTTGTGAAGTTGACACTTCCATTCACATCCAACGTATACTGAGGATTGTTGCAGTTGATTCCTACACGTCCATTACTCAAGACCACATTGCTCGTGTTCGCAGTGGCCAACCACATACGTTGTGTAGCGGCACCCGAGGTTCCTTGAACAATCACGTCGCCTACAGACGCACTAAATCCATTTGCCGCCGTTGCAATGCCAAGAGTCGCATTCACTGCACCCGCATACGACACATTCATAGAGGATGTAATATTCGTCGGTCCATTCACGTCAAACATATATATAGATGTATTGGAGTTGACCCCAAGACTTGATACATTTACTCTCCGTGTATTCAGATTGAGACTGGTTCCATACATGGTGCTCGTGAGTCCCGTTGTGCTGACATATCCTGCAGATCCGAGACCAATCGTCGTGGAGACAATATTCGCCTGCGTGATACGTCCAAGACCTGTCGCGTTAATCCAGATAAGTCCATTTTGACCCGTGGACAAAAAGATATTTGTACCTGCCGACAGATTTGTGATTGCAATATTACTCAGACCATTCATGGTTGAAAAGAGTTGAGTAGAGGAAATGTATCCAGCGGTACCCAGACCTCTAATGGTAGAGGTCAACGTCGGTTGAACAACATTACTCATACCCACTACAGACGATTGAAGTTGTAGACTACTGATGTAACCAGATGAACCAAGACCAACGATACTTGAGGTCATATCCGCAGGAAGAACGATCGTGAGAGGCCGTGTGATTACATTCAGAAGTCCCTGTGAGGTACTGAAGAGTTGTGTAGTACTTACGTAGCCCGATGTTCCGAGACCTTCCATCGTTGAGGTGACAAGAGGCTGGACACTTCCAACTTGACCTCGGGTGATTCCTTCAACTGAACTCAGGAGTTGGCTGCTACTAATGTAGCCGGCCGATCCCAGGCCAATCAGGGTTGACGTGAGTCCCACTTGTACATTGGATTGAATTCCGTATGTGCTACTCACGAGTTGTGAAGACGATACGTAGCCAGTCGTCGCAAGACCAATGATCGTAGAGGTTAGACCAACAGTAAGCAGATTTGAGTTGATAACAAGTAGTCCACTCGCCGTACTCAGAAGTTGCGGACTACTGATGTATCCAGCCGTTCCAAGACCAATGACAGACGATACAAGACCTACGCCAAAGTTAGACGTGATCGCCTGTGTAAGGCCATAGGAACTACTCAAGAGTTGTGCTGACGACACGTACCCAGTTGTTCCAAGTCCGAGCACAGTTGATTGAAGACCAGATGTAATCGGTCCACCATTGATCTGGAGATTTCCGTTGTTGACTGCGAGTCTATACTGAGAATTTGTAATCGTATCAATCAGATTTATGGAGGATGCAAAAAAGTTTCCTGTGCTGACCGTAAACGTAGATAATGTAAAGGGAGACAAATATGCATTTATGATGGTTGAAAAAAAGGTTGTACCATTTGTATAGACAGTTGAAACGCTGCTGTAAAAGAAATATTGATTCGTTGAAAAGTTTCCTGTAACCGCTGTTCCGTTAATCTGAAGATTTCCGTTTTCTATGGTTACGACTTGAGGCTGTTTCGTAAATACGTCAATGAACTTGATTGTAGATGCATTTAAACTTGATGTATAGAAAGTCGTTGATATTGCACCAAAGGTTGCGTTATTTACATAGAGGCTACTTACGTTATTACTAAGTGTACTTGGTAAACCACCTACAGAGGTTGAAAGAGTCTTTATATTCCCTTTTACGGTTGAAAACTCACCTCCACTCGTATTAAGTCCAAAATAGACCGCGTTATTAAGTTGATCCGTAGTCAGACTGATCGTATCAAGGCCAACAAGTGTTAGAATAGAAGACACATTTGTAGCATTTAATACGTAGGAGCCATTCGTAATATTTGAGATTCCGACGGAAACAGTTGATGTGTTACTGAGTACATTTATCTTCTGGAATGTGTATTGACTCGTACTGAGATACATGGCTTGACTATCAAATGTGATCGTATTCCGCACTGCATCACTGTGAATTCTCATTCCACCTGTACCTGCAAACTTCACCGCAGGAGTCAGCATATTGTTTACAAATGCATTGATCGTGTTATTTCCGCTCACATCAATCTGAGTAAATGCCTTCGCATAAAAAGAAACTTGATTACCGCCCTGAGTCGCATCAATGCCTATGCCCGCACCTTGATTGAGTGTCAGAATATTGTAACTTAAGTCGGCAATAACCTTTGAATTTCCGACGTTGACCTGATTAAAACTTGGATTGTATCCAAGAGTGCTTGGAATCGCCCAATACGAACCACCTTTTCCATCGGATGTTAGAACACGAAGCCCAGGAATAAGTTGATTCTGTGGAGTTCGCGGATAGACATTTCGTATTGTTAGATCATCCGTGTCATAGGTTCGCCTTGACATCTACTCTTCTATTAAGAGACAACTTCCTCTGGCTTACCGCATTCAGACCTGGGCGATGCGTAGGAAAGATCACTCTCTCTTTCAGAAGAGGTACAGTATGACCGGAAGTGGTGGTCTCTTACAACTTGTCGCCCATGGCAAGCAGGATGTTTTTTTAACGGGAAACCCTCAAATCACCTGGTTCAAGTTCGTGTATCGTCGCTATACGAACTTTGCGATTGAACCCGTTGTGATGTACTCCGACAATCAACCTGATTTTGGCCGAAAGGTCTCATGGCTCATTCCGAGAAGTGGAGATTTACTGGGCCCCTGTCTATTAGAAATTGAATTACCCGACTTACGACTCTCTACGGACAACTCGCAAGTCTCCTATGCGAATGTAACGGGCCACGCTCTTATTCAGGAAATCACGATTACCATTGGCGAGCAGGAGATTGATCGGCAGACGGGTGAATGGATGGAAATCTGGTCGCAACTTGTGACAACGGATTCTCAGAAGTTCGGATTCTGGGATATGATTGGAAAGGTTGACGGTTATTCACAGCCTACAATCACCGGTCCTTTGAAACTCTATGTTCCGTTGCAGTTCTGGTTCTGTAAAAATCCCGGACTCTATCTTCCTTTGCTCGCACTGCAATACCACCCTGTCCGGATCAATATCACCTTCAGGCCTCTGCAACAAATGTTCTGGATCAACAAGTTTGAACAGGACTGTTCTGATCTTGCTGTTAAACATGCCTCTATAACGAGTTGCGTGCTGTGGGGCGACTTTGTCTATTTGGATGTTGAGGAGCGTCGTCGGTTCGTCAGTACTGCGCACGAGTATCTGATTGAACAGATTCAATATACATCGCCCATCAGTATTTCACCGACTAGTTCATCCGTTTCCGTGCCTCTCGAGTTCAATCATCCAGTACGTGAGATTCTGTGGGTTATGCAGCGTAAGATTGCACAGAATAACCACGAGTGGTTTAACTTCAGTAGTCTCTCCATTAGTGAAATCGGTAATCGTACGGATATATTGGCTACGGCAGTTTTACAGTTGGATGGATTTGACCGTTTTCAGGTACGCGACGCACCTTATTTCCGTCTTGTGCAGCCGTATCAACGGCACACTGTGATTCCATCGGATGACTATATTTATCTGTATAGTTTTGCCCTACGTCCTGAGGATTTACAGCCGAGTGGAAGCATGAATGCAAGTCGGATTGATAATATCAATCTTTTGATCACGACGAATCAAACAACGAGCCCTCCGCTTGGCAAAGTAAGCATTACAGTGTATGCAAAGAATCATAATGTATTCCGTGTAGTGGATGGGTTTGGTGGTGTACTGTTTACTATCTAAGTGCCCTCCCCACAAGTTCCCCGCGAGGCAACTGCAAACTATCTAGCGAGCAGATTGATTTCTTAAAAATCAATCTGTACGGTAGTGATGGCGGCAAAGGAAAAGGAAAACGCCTTTGATTATACAACGGGCGCAACGTGGGGAGGAACACAGTTGTCTCCAACTGCACTCAAAGTCGCAAGTGTCGTGGGAGGATTCTTTGGAGCCGACCATTTACTTCTACGAAGCCCAGGAACAGCCGCCCTGAAATGTCTAGTGAACTTCTTTACGTTTGGATTTTGGTACTTCTATGACGTGATGCAAGTGTTTGGCGATGAGACAGAACTTCAGGCAAAAGGATATAGCCTTCCAGTTCTAGGACCCGCAGGGATTGGCGCAGGCATTCTTCATAAGGAGGGTATTCCTACGGCACCCAAGACATCACCGTCACCTTACATGTTTGCCGCTTATGTACTCATGATTCTCATTCCCTTTGGAGTGTCTCATTTTATTGCGGGAGATTTGTATGGCGGTGCAGCCAAATTCTTTTTGACCTTTAATCCATTTACATTTCTGCTAGCCTTTGCCTGGGCTGCATACAGTGCCTATGCGATCATCGTAACTCCCAAAACAGTTCTGCAGAAGGGAACGGACCGTTTCTTTCCTGCAACACTTTTCATGGATCCTTACGGACGGGCAGAGAATCTTTTCATTTATCGCCCCGCCCCTCCTGACGGACAGAATAGCGGCCTCGTAACAGGGGTTGCAACTGCCTTTCTTGGACCTTTTATGAAGATTTTACAACCCTTCATAGGACCTTTCTTACAACCTGTACTTCTTCCGGCTGTAGGAGCCGCACAGGCCGCACAACTCACGGCAAAGACTGCACTTGCTACGGCGGAATCTGTGAAAGGCGCGATTGAAGGAACTCTACCACCGGCTTTGGCCGCCGCCTCGGCGGTGACAGAACTTGCGAAAACAGTTCCAGCTGTGGCACAGCAGGCAACCTCTGCTTTTACAGATCCTGCAGTTCTTAGTAAACTTGCTGCCGATGCCGCCGCCAAGCAACTTCAGACAGGTGGAGGTCTAGACTCCTCATCAACCTATCTCTTTTTCGGAGTCGCGGCGGCGATTCTGATTGGATCGATCGGTGTTACGTATATGCGCTCACAAGGATCTCCACTAAATCGCTCACGAAAAGAAGAACAGAACGATGTCCCTCCCCCAAAAGGAAACACCGCCTCCGATGAACCTCCTTCCGGACCATGAGTACTTTGAGGCTCTTCTTTCAAAGCGTGCAGATGAGCGTCTACAGACGATCCCTCCGTTCGTAGTTGTCTATTTTACTGCGAAGTGGTGTGGAGCCTGTAAGCGTCTTGATCTTCCAAAGATTGTGACGGGATTTCCTGCAGTAACGTTCCTGAAGTGTGACATTGATGAAAACGACTATACTGCTGGATTCTGTGGAATCCGCTCCATTCCCAGTTTTGTCGCCATTAAACGGGGAAAGTACCTTGAAAGCTTCAGCAGTTCTGACACGCAAGTCGTGGGGGAATGGATCTATGCTGTTTTTCAAAAGGAATGATAGAAAGATGGACTATGCCATTGTTGGAGGAGGAATCGCGGGACTTTATTGTGCTCGCGAACTCTCCAAGAAATATCCAAAGGCAAAAATCTGTATTTATGAAAAATACAGAATTTTTGGCGGCAGAGTCTTAACATTTCGTGAAGGTTCTCATCAATGGGAAGCAGGCGCTGGGCGCATTCACGTGAGCCATAAACTTACACGCAAACTTCTAAAAGAATATGGACTTACGGAAGTCCCGATTCCTTCAGGATCCTCATGGATTGAAACCTATGGATCAACACCAGTTCCGAATCAGTTTGACGCCACGTTGCAGTCGTGGTTGTACCAAGTATCTCTTTTACCTCACACTGTTCTTGCAACTCACACACTTCATGAAGTTCTTGAAAGAATCTTTCCTGATGCGAGGGCGCTCACGATTCAGTTTCCGTATTGGGGAGAGATTTTTACTCTTCGCGCAGATCTTGCTGTCAAGAGTTTCATGCATGAAATGGGTGAAGGCCAGTCCTTTGTCGTGTCCCCCGAAGGCTATGATCGTATGATTGAAGGTCTTGTGAAAGATCTTGAAACGAGAGGAGTTGAACTGAAGAGGCGTCACACTCTCACTGACGTGATTTCAAAGGAAAAAGGCAAGACAAAACTCACGTTTGCAGTCGAAGCGCTAGAGATTGAAGTGATTGCAAGGAATGTTATTTTTGCTTTACCTCAGGTTGCATTGGCAAAACTGAAGTTCTTTAAATATCTACAGATTCTGAACTATGTGCGAATGGAACCGCTTGTCCGTATCTATGCAGTCTTTCCTACTGGCTCCGACGGCAAGGCATGGTTTCATGATATAGGAAAGTTTGTTACCGCAACACCTATACGGTATTTTATACCTATTGGACCGACTACGGTTATGATTTCTTACACGGACGGAGAGGATACGTTGGCATGGTCTAACCTAGAACATGGCACACGACCGATTGAGGAAGAAACAATAGGAGTTCTTGTGACCCGTGAGTGTCAGAAACTCTTTCCTGAAAAGAATATTCCGTTTCCTACATTTCTGAAAGTGCATCCGTGGGATGCAGGAGCCTCGTATTGGGTTCCAGGCAACTACGATCCTGCCGCAGTACAGAAAAAATCCCTGCAGCCCTTTCCGAATCTTTATATCTGTGGCGAGAGCTTTTCTTTGCGACAGGCGTGGATAGAAGGAGCGCTAGAAAATACCGAGGAGTTACTTAGAATACTCTAATGGACATTCACTTGATTCTTGCTATTTTTCATTTATTTCTAGTGGTTCCGTTGTTTCTGTACGTTGGATTTATGCGGGCGGCAACACCTGAGTACGTCTTTCAAGGATTATTAGCACTTGGCGTCATCCTCTTTTTGTATCACGGCTACAAGGCGTACGTTCGTTTTATTGCAAGTTCGCCGCGACTCTGGGTGAATGTCATTCATTTTGCCTTGATTGCGCCTCTTCTGATGTATATTGGATACAATGAAAAGAATACGCCGCGCCCCGCCTATGAACTTCTCATGATTGCTGCTTTTGGAGCGGGTGGATATCATATCTACAACTTAATCCACAATCTTAATAACGTCGCCGAGTGAGTTTGCGGCCCTTACGCACCTTACGTCCCTTACTTCCTTTACGTGTCTTACGCCGACCGCCTGCTTGAATAGGAACATAGGTAATCTTTACACCATCATCGTATAACTTAAAAACGGCAATGGACGTCTTTGCAGGATTTTTCATTCCTGCCAAGCGGAACGCACCCAAAAAGAACATACCGAGGTACTCGGCGTGAGCAAATCCGTAGGCATATACGCTTCCTTGAACAGAGATAAAGTTTGGAATATGGGTCTTTGTGGCCTGCTCATACTTTGTCTTTTCAGGTTGGAAGAGAGCACCGCCTTGAGCAGGAGGGCCTGAAGGATCTTCAGGTTCAGAAGCGGCAGGCGCAGGCGCAGCAGCGGCCTCCTTTTCTAGTGCCGCCTTTGCAGCAGCGTCCTCCACCTCTGTGGGAGGTGTAACACCTGTCAGACCCTTCACGATCTCCGCAAGTTCTGCCGCGTGTGCTCTATCTCCAAGATTCATCGCATCCTCAAACGGCCATGTTTGAGCATCGCGATACCGAGTAGTACTCTCAACTCCAGAGGACTTCCGAATGTTATCCATGGAATACGGACGTCCACCTGCTTCAGGACCAATCTCAGTTGCGAGGGGTCGGAATCCAGGATGAGAAAATCCAACAGGAACTGTGGGAATCACGTCATTAGGACCCGCGATTCCACCAACCAGTCCCTGTGTAGCCGCCGAGCGTGCCGCGACCTTCTGGCTGACCACACGATCCAGCGTCAGAAACTCAGAATCCAGGTGAGCATTAAAGGTATTTCTCGCCTTGTCGCCTACGACCGTCGGGGCACCGAAGGACACCACGTGGATACTTTCTACGTTTTTCAGAACAGGAATCTGACTTCTCGCCTCAGCGAGAATCAGTGCAAACAGAGTCGTATAGGCTCCGCCCAGAGAATGGCCTGTGAGGAACAGACGAGTTCCAGGCTGCGGTGCATGTGCCTCCAAGGCAGCAATGATCGCCTTCCAGCCCATCAGAATAGGTCGTATAAAAGCTCCCGTGACCGTATTTCCAGGCGAAGTCGTTAGACCTATTTCCTTGACGAGAGTTGCCAGATCTGCAGGTGTAAACTGGGACATCAGGTCATGCTTGAAGTTTTCCATCGTACTGGATCCCTTGAATGAAATAAACAGATCCGTAGGTTTGAAAATACTGTTTGGGTTCTCCCTGACCTCTGTTGCCTTGATGATCAATAGAGTCAGATCTCCAGGAGTTGAGATGTAGGTTCCATAGTGCGGCTGATTACCTGAGGCGACTGTGAGAGAATAGGATTCCATGGGCCGCCCAGCGCCATCTCCAGCTTGGCTCGTTACAGGAACGCGACGCTTAGAAGCAAACTCTTTATCATATGCACTAATGATCTTGTTTACAACGTCATTTGAGCGTCCAAGATGCTTCAGAACATTCCACATGATTCCAGTATCGCAATAGACAATCCGTGAAAGTTGGGCACAGATATACAGTGCATGCTCATATTGCTTGAAATCCTCTGGGCCAGCAGGATTAATGATAGAGCGGAGCGTCGTATCGGTGAAATCATCGGAGGATGCTGATTCGGATTTCCCGAAACCAAAAAAACTCATTCTATTTTTTACATTAGATTTATTTGCCCATCGCTACATGATTTCCTGTAGATTCATTGTGTTCGCAGGGAGACACTTCGCAACGTGATAGTAAAATGCGGTTGATGAGTTATATACATGAGTACATTCTAAGCATGTATAGGAATCACCGTTTCGTTCAAGAATCGCATTCACCTCATTCGTGCAATGCTTTCGCAGAAAATGGATTCTACGATTTCCTGCCGTGTAGGCAGTGTATCTACATCCTTCAATGGGACATGAGAACGTCTCTGCAACTTCTGCACGCTGTGTGCGATCCATGTGATTTGTCTGTACATGCTGTTCAAGAGACAAACGTGACAGGAAACGCCGCGCGCAATGAGTACAGCCATGAGGAAGATCTCCCGAATGCTTTGCGTGATAATGCATATTCATCGTAGACTGTTTTCCCCTTGGAACCACATAGTCCTTGCAATGCGTGCATACGAAGTCACCATTTTCATTGCGCGTATATTCAAAGACCATTGCTATGAATCCCTGGTGACTGGCCGCAAAGTTCAAATTTTTAGGGGCACTAGATAGAGAATGTCAGGAGTTCGTGGTGCGCGCACATTGAAAAAGAAAACGCAGCCAGTTGCGTTACTTCAAAAGAAAATAGAGACGCATAATGACCTACCGATTCCATGCAGAGAATGGTTCTACGAGGGTGTCTTAGGTCGGCCGGCACCTCCGAAGCCTCCCAAGTATCCTGAGGAGGGTTGTATGGCTCACAGAAGAGGATTACCCTGTATGTACAGCCGTGATAAGAAACCCAAGTGGTTTGCTCATCCGGATGAACCTGAATGGCAGCGTATTCCCGGCGTTATAGAGGCTAAGAAGGCGCTGGAAATGGCAAAGAAGGATTGGGATGGTTCCTTTGCTTCCGTTGCTCCCGCGGCCCCTGTTAAAAGCGATGCGGGTAAAGTTGTTTTATCTGCACCGAAGGCCTCCTTACCCAAACAGGGTGATGTCGTCTATGGGTCTTTAGCAGTCATAAAGCCGCCTGCTCGTCTTCCTCCGCTTGTGAATCCGCCGCACTTACGGAGCGGTCATAAGGCGACGATGCGTTTACGCGGTGGTAGGAAGAATCGGAAAACACGTCGTAATCATTAAATGGCTTATAAATATCTAGCCCAGATAGATGGAACAAAAAGAAAAAGATAAGCAGGGTCGTTTAATCCCGTGTAGAGAATGGATGTATCAGGGTCAGCCTGGTGTACCGACGCCCGCATCAGAAGCGCATCCTGTTGCGGGATGTGAGGCGCATATGAAGGGTCAACCGTGTTTGATGGGGCGGAATGGAAAGCCTAAGTATTTTACTCACCCTGATGAGGCTGAATGGGACCAGGCGGTTGCTGCGGAGGCTGCACGTGTTGCCGAAAAGGCGGGTCGTAAGGCTGCTCTGGCTGCTCCTAAGCCCGCGGCTGCCGCATCTGGTCCTGCACCCTCGGAACTGGGGATGCAAGGTCCTTCATGGAGACCGCCTGCGGCGGCCGCTGCAAGCGCAGCAAATGCTTCGGCCAACTGGAGAAATGCGGGTCAGGCCCCTAAAATGGCCTTTGCTGCTCCGAATGAAAAGATTGTCATTCCTCCTGCCACTGGATTTTACCGGCAACGAAGGGCGGGTAAACTGTTTCCGCTTGGGGATTCTAACAATGAATATGAACCTAGCTGGGCAGACGCGGTGGAAGCGGAAGAAGCAGCAGCAAGAGCAGCAGCAGAGCGAGGTGGCCGTCGCTCTAGCCGCAGCAGTCGCAGGAAGACTCAAAAGAAGCGCAAGTCAAAGAGCAAGCGTGGCCGTAGCCGCAAGTAAATAAAACCATCCTAAAGAATCTCGTACTAGTCTTTTTAAAAGACTAGCATGACATCCTCCTATCCTCTTACGATTCTGACTCTCGTGATTGGCCCCGATTATCGTCGCAAACTTGCGACCTGTCTTGAGTCAAAGCTCGCATATGCAAGGAAGCATGGATATACCTATATTCAAGGAGGTGAGTCAGACTGGAATCGTGACCGACCTATATCATGGTCAAAGGTTCCCTTTTTACTCAAGCATCTTGAAGGACTTCCTGAGGGTGCTCTCGTCTGGTTGTCGGATGCCGATGTCTTGATCACCAATCCTGATCTTCCCTTTGAGAAGCATGTTCTTCCCCTTATGCGTGATGACAAGGATCTTCTCATGACGTTTGATAGTTGCGGACACATCAATGCGGGTAATCTGGTCTATCGGAACACAGCCTGGACTCGTGATTTCCTCAAGCGCGTATGGGCCAAGGATGATGACATCTATCACATTTGGTGGGAGAATGCGGCGATCATCAGCTTGCTGCAAACGAATGTGGGCGATGCAAAGAAAATCCAGATCACAAAGGAGCATAAGCGATTCAACGCCTATCTTCGTGGTCTAGAAGGTGAGCCGCTCTGGACACCTGGAGATTTACTCGTTCATTTTGCAGGTGTATATGAGCCTACGGAAATCGCGAACTTAGTGGAAGCAATCAAACGCGGAGAAGTCCCGCGTATTACGATGTGAGTCTCTGGTAGATGGGGTCATGCGTAGATGAATCCGCGTGTACCTTCGTAAGTTCTCGTGGCCTGTTAAAGTCATGTGATGTCCGTAATCCAAATCCTGTCTCAAGTTCTCCCTTTCTGGATCCAACGATCTATGGTCAAATCAAAGATAGACAGATTGTATATTTATGTACGGAAGCCATTCTTCCGTTTTTCCGTGATTATTTTCCAACGTTACAATGCCGTATTGTACTCGTATCAGGAGATTCAGATATGACATTTCCTAATGATGTCTTTGCTGCTCACGTCCTCGAAGAGTTGTTGAATGACTCGCGTATTCTTCATTGGTATGCACAGAACTGCACGATTGTCCACTCAAAAGTCACACAGATTCCGATTGGCCTGGATTATCATACGGTGGCCGCTGGGGATCATCCATGGAGTCCACAGAAGACTCCGCAACAGCAGGAAGCGGAAGTTCTAGCCTTTTCAAAAATCCAGCCGAATCTGGCCTTGCGTGAACAGCGAGCCTACGGAAACTTCCTTTTGAATATTTCGCGCGGAAATCGGAAGGAGGCCTTTGAACGACTTCCTACGGAACTCGTTGTCTATGAAAAGGGCTTTGTACGGCGGGGAGAAACGTGGTGGAAGCAGGCGACCTGTGCCTTTACAATCAGTCCTCATGGAAATGGATTAGATTGTCATCGTACCTGGGAAACTCTCGCGCTTGGAGGTATACCGGTTGTTCAGACATCCTGTCTAGATTCTCTGTATGGAGATTTGCCAGTCCTGATTCTCAAAGACTGGAATGAGTTTACGGGTGAAAAGATGCAGGATTTCATATTGGAGACACAGGCACGAACGGTGAATACAGACCGCCTCTATTTGAAGTTCTGGATAGATCTGATAAAAAAGTCGTGCGTCTGAATAGAATGCACAGTCAAACGATTACGTTAATGCCTGGTGAGGAACTCCGTGTTATCTGTGGTGCTGCCGATACTTCTAATAAGTCTACTGATTCTACTCCTAACATTCCCAAGAGGTTTGGTAGGTGGGAGGGTGGCAAGAAGACCCGCAGTGCCAAGCCAATGAGTGGTAGCAAGAAGACGCGTAAAGTGAGCGGCTATTTCAAGTTCATGCAGCAGGAGCGTTCAAATATCGTGAAGCAGCATCCGAACTTTGCCGTTACGGATGTCGCTAAGGAGGCTGGAAAGCGGTGGCGTTCTTTATCTGCCGCCGAGAAGGCCAAGTACTAAACTAATTTCTGAACTTCCTATATATAGAATGGCTATGACTCGCAAGATGCCCGCTGTCGGTACGAAGGCTCAGGTATGGCACGGCACGGCCAAGCACACGTCCGGTGGCCTGCACAAGAAGGATCTGATGCGTCACAAGGGCAAGATTGTCAGCCGCCGCAAGCACGCGGCTGGCCTCAAGTCCATCAAGCGCCTGCGTAAGCTCGGCTATGTTGCCAAGAAGGGTACGTTCAAGCTGTTCCGCAAGAGCAAGTAAACAGAAACGAGCCGTTAGTTTATAAACATTCTCGTTGTATTGTTACACAGTACAACTAGAATAAATGATGTTGTGGATGATTCTGTACATGGCTGCGCTGTTCGTTCTATTTACACCCGGTATCGTAATCTCGGTTCCTTCAAGAGGATCGCCGCTTACGGTTGCCATTACACATGGGTTTCTGTTTGCGATTATACTCTATTTTTCCCAGAAGGCGATCTGGAAGTGGGCGAAGTCACAGCGCCGATCAATTGTCGTCTAGACTATCAACACACCATTTGAGAATCTCCCGAATCTCTTTAACGGATATGTCTTTTCTAGCCGTATCTAGACTTGCAGAATCATACCACTTTACTGATTGGTCAGGGCATACAAGAAGTCCGGCATTTTTAAGGCGGAAGTCATCTACACTTTCAAGAATCGCATGACTTCCACCCGAGTGGGCCAGAAACCACTCCTTATACTTAAAAACAGGTACCTCAGGTGATATGAATGTATTGAAGAGACCGCGAGCAACAGGAACTGACCCACTTGAACAAATCCAGTGAACTCCAAGGTCAAACTTCTGTAACAGAACCTGCGGAACTTCTGATCCGAGCCAGAGAATCGTAATAGGCTTCGGAGATGCTTGCACATAGGCAGCAAGTAAGGAATAATCCGTATTGTTACGAATATGCAGAATAAAATCCCAGGATTCTTGAAATAGAATAATCTTTTTGGATGAAGGAATGTCCGACGTCGCGAGAACAAGGACACGGCGGCCACGGAATAAGAGTTCTTGTTGAATACGACTGTAAATCCGTAGGGCATCCTGTAAGTCTCCGATGACGAAGTGGCGACCCTTTTCAAATGTCCAGTCGGTCGCTTCGATATGAACCGACATTCTCTGGAGACTATAGATAGTTTGCATGCCGTCTGAACGCGCGATTGTATATGAAATGCTGGCTCTGACTGTATTGGCCTTTGTCCTAGATCTGCCGTGGTTGACCGCGTCGGCTGCATGGTCAGGTGAGATGATCCGTGATATACAAGGCTCAGCCTTATCTTTGAAGTTCGTTCCTGCCGTTATTGTCTATTTGGCTCTCGGCTACTTAGCAACCATTCCTTCAAGCTACGCGGAGGCGTTCGGCATGGGATTCGCGACCTATGCTGTCTATGATTTCACGAATCTCGCAACTCTCAAGAAATACCAGCCGATGTTTGCTCTTGCTGATAGCACGTGGGGAGGTATTCTGTTTTCTCTCTTATTCGCTGCACGGAAAGCCTTCTTCTAGTAGAATGTCTGCTCCCCAACCCAAACCTCTTGATGTCTCCGTAGAAATCCAACATATTTTTGAACAAAATAAGTTAGATGACTTGAAACAGTTCATGCAAAAAAGAAAATGTCTGAATGCTTCCAATATGGCGCTCGTCTATCTTTTTCATATTGTTCAGTCGGCTGGAATCCTTACGACCACGATTGCAGCCGGTTATGATATGAAGGTGCTCGTATGGGTCGGAGTTGGTTTGAATATCATGGCCTCACTTCTGAATGTATTTGAAAAAACAAATAACTCCATGTCTAAACATCTACTCAAGGACATAAATGCCATCAAGGAGGGCACGTATGTTGATGAGGGAACTTTGGTAGAAACGGTTGAAAAGAAGGAGCAGGAGACGAAGGAGCCGCTACTAAATCACTAGCGACCTGTAGATCCGAAACCACCCTCTCCGCGGCTCGTTACAGGCAGTGAGTCAACAATCACAACCTCCTTGATGTGGCCGAGATCGGGAGCAACAATCTGAAAGAGACGTACACCCTTCTCAACAAGATGACTCGTAGAGAAGTCATCCACCTTCACAGGTGCCATGATAGGACCACGGTAGGTGCGGTCAATGATTCCCTCAGAGTTCGCCATATAGAGAGGCGTCTTGCAGATACTAGAACGCGGGACGAGGCGGTAGTGAACTTCCTCCTCAACCTCAAGTCCATGAGTGTAGTGGGTGGATGCATGTCCAGTGGAAGGATCCGCGGAAAGGATGCGAACCATGCGAGCACGGACCCCCTGATTCAGAAAGACGCATTTTCTCTCGGCACCAGAGACCTTTATTCCCTCACAGTAAAGATCATAACCGGCATTATCATTTGAGCGGTTAGCCTCCGTCTTATAGTAATCGGTCGCCCACGGCTCAACAAGTAGTTCCAAACGATAATGCATTCTATACAGTATTGTTTGAATAGTTTTCCTCAAATTTACCACAGGCAAAAATTGAAACGAAGAATACTGCAGCTGCTAAAGCCGCTCGTGCCGAGATAAAAGCAATCGACAAGCAACTACAGAAGAAGGAAGCCAAGACAGCGGTGGCGGCTCCAACAGGAGAAACTGCTCTGGAGAAAATGTTTAAGAAGATGCGTGACAAGGATGGAAAACTGCCAGCCGGCCTAGCGATCAGCGTTGAAGTTGATAAGGATGCGGGCGGCAAGATCATCGGATTCACGCTCTATGCGAAGGCCGACCAGATTCTCTCAGTCGCGCTTGGAACGGCGGGTGCCAAGGACGACAGACCTGCGGAGCCGGTGGTGATTTTTTAGTCACGGCGGTATCGGCGACGGCTCTGTTTGCGGGTCTTATGCTTATTACGATGATTCTGTTTGCGAGTCCGACGGCCACCACTGAATCCGCAGATAAACACGCTGGTGAATCCGGGACATTTATTTTTACATTTCTCTTTTGTTGTCAAGTAATCCGCGCATGGATCAGATGGTTGAGCAAATTCCGAGTACTTACTTTTAACTACCTCATTAGCCGCTTTTATCTTATCAGCCATAATTCTAGCACGCTCGGCTGCATTGGCTTTCTCAGCTTCAAAAAACGCAACTGTGTCCGCATTCGGAATGACCTGCCCAGGATTCTTAGGGTGCAAGGAATTTGGCTGACGGTTGGTTCTTCCCGCTAAAGACCTTGCGTACGCAAGGCCGTTCATACCTGGCATTTCTATAATATATCTATTTATTTTAAAGTTACCACGGTAGATGAGCGCAAGGTATAAGGCTTTCGCTAGATCTAACAAAATGGAATCTCTTTACCGAATCTATTGGTCTACCTCAACGGGTGTCAAAGGTAATGGTACAGTGTGTCTTGATTTGAAAATTGCAACTGCATGGATAAATCAATTGAATACGGAACATCCTGACGTGAGTCATTGGATAGTTCAGTGCAAGGAAAGCACATAACTTTACCGTGTACGCCGTGTCTTCTTACGCTTCACTGTGCGCCTGCGACTGCGTGTACGACGCGTTTTCCGTTTTCCGCCAGCCTTCGCGCACTTTTTCAATATCTCTAACACTTCCTCTTCATCTGTGAGTGACTCAAGTGTCTCATCTTCTTCTAAGTTAACCTTACCTCCTCTTTCACATAACCATCTGATAAGTGGGATTCGTTGCTTGAACTCCCTTCTTCCATCTTCAACAAGCATTCGGAGAGGGGTTTTTCCCATGGAAAATTGAGTAATATGATTAATTTCTTTTATATCATCATAACTCATTTTCTTTAATGACTTGATAATATAGACGATTCTGTGCTCAAACTCTTCTACATCTTTTTCATCTCCTTCAAAGGTTACATATGCGGATAAAGATGTCAGATCATAGTCTTTTGGATCATATGCGCGTAACATCTCCTTTTCGTAGAGTTGGAGTTCACTCGCTTTATCACCTTCCTCAAAGGCCTTCTGTTTATTCCTAAGCCACTGAAGAGGATGTTCTGGTGCATTGTTGGCGGCCATTCTGATTAGTGCTCTTAAAAAATACGCTCATGAACCATCTTAAGTTTCTTCATCTTTTTGGCCAGACGTTCCATCGTTCCTAGCCACTTATGTCTGATCTCATCCCATGCACCGATAAACTCCTCGTATGCATTTTCCCAGTCCATTTTTTCCGGAAAAAAGACACGAGGGACGTATTTTTTATCCAACATGAAATAGACATTTTCTTTTCCGAGCGCGACAGGATACGGAACATCGTTGTTTCCAACAAGAGAGTAATAGTCCTCTATTTCATCCGTAGGGGTGAACTGGTAGATCTTGTCACCCACATAGACATAGGACTCGTCAACTTTCAAGAGTATAGAGTTTCCAATAAAGTTCTTCGCTTGGGCGACCGTATGATCACTGAGTCTCATACGCCCTGAACTCTTTCCAATAAAGACTTTGTCAGCGTCATATGCCTTCACAAGAGTCTTGTAGTCATCCTGTTCGCCCTTGTAAATGTCAACATGAGTTCCCTTCACCACAACTTTAAAGGGTCTTGCAAAGTTGTCATGAATCAAATAGTTCCTTACCATCTATTAAAGAGATTACATAGATTCTTTATATCTAAGTGAGTTGAATGGACTATGAGTTACAACCAAATCTGTATCTAGCTACTTCCAGTATAGCCCTCTCATTTCCTGGTATGGTTTTTATTACATATAATGAATACCCGCAAGCGCTGATTTCATTTCTATGCTGTTTTTTTTCTATGCTGTGGCATTCTACAAAGCCGTCGTATCCAACTTTACTTTATCTTGATAAGTTCTTTGTCTACTCAACGGTAGGACTTGCGATTCATACGGCTGCACGCAGCAATCTATATTCATTGATTCCACTTGCTTCTTATATCGGACTCCCTTATATTATCTATTTTGAAGGATATAAGCGTAAATGTTTTTCATTTGATCCGAATCCAATGATATCAACTCGCTGGCATATGGTAATTCATATCTGCAATGGATTGACTGGAGCCTATATGGCATTTGGACCGATTAGATAGATGAAAGTCCATAACGCCCACAGAGCGCATTATAGTTCTGTTTGACTTGTGTTAGATTGAGAGCAGATCCGTAAATCTTAACAGCCCCCACGTTTCCAACAAACGCACTGCCATTGCCGAAGTTTGCAGCATCTGCTGAAGCGACCGCAAAGTAACTTGCGGTACCAGAACCAAGTGCAAGTGGTGAAGACCAAGTTGCAGAGCCGGTGGCAATCTGAACACCATTTACGTAGCCAACCAATGATCCACCCGAATATGAATATGTAATATTTACCCAGTTATTTGCAGTGTAGGAGCCCAGTGAAAAGTTATATCTTGTCCCACTATACAAACCAACGTAAATGGAGCCACTAACAAGATTAATACGTGTTATTTGGTATAATCTATTTGGTGCACCCGATTGACCCATTTCACTCATAACAACACCATCTTGTGCAGGATAGATCCAAATGTCAATTGTATGAGATGCGATGGTTGAGTCTTGAATGCCTGTTTGATCCATAACATACTGGGCTCCAGTAAAGACGAGAGCAGTTGATCCACCTGATGTTGACGCTTTGGTAATGGTTCCACTTGTTGTCCAGGTATTTCCTGTCAGCGCAGGCCAAGACGATGCACCCGATGTAAAGGACACTGCATCCAAACTCACGATGGCTCCACTCACAACTGCCGGTGGTGAAGAGACAGTTTTAGAGATCGGTGTAGCAAGTGCACGGCGTGTTGCACCTCCAACTGGTAGAAAAATAGCAGGTTGCGTTGCCGCTTTAGTTCCAGACACTGCAACCGGTCTACAAAACGCGGCCATAACTACTATAGAATTTTAAATAAACGGATTATGCGCCCATTGTAACAACGCCTGACGTTGAACAGGACGACAACTCAAATCCCCAGCCGTACAGTTTGCCCGTATTTGACCCGCATGCCGAGTAAAGGCCCGCCACCGCTTGATCTGAATCGCGTCAAGTTCTGGCAGCCGCCGTCCCATCCAATACCGACAATACCATTGAAACCACCCACGCACATCAGGATTTTTTTCACGACTTGATAAGACGCCGAAGCGTTTATCCGCTCCGCCTCCAGGAACCCATCCAGCCTTGCGCCACGCACCCAAGGGTTGACGGGATTTGACTTTAAAGGCATTTAATGATGCGTCAGCAACAGGACTTAACTTCCCCAAAGCCGCGGCACTTACATACCACTCCGACGGAAACTCGTTGACACAGTCATTCATATATTTTCCTTCAAATGCACCCATCGCTAGAATCTCACCAGGCGTTGCGTACGGCTTGAAATCGGAGGCAAAGTTAGTTCCAGGTGCCTCGGCCAGAACATACGAATATCCGTGTTGCATCTTGTCATGTACGGCGACACGATCACCTTTTTGAAAGGACTCTAAGGGTTTTTTTAGTCCAGTGAATACACTCATCCTAGTAAGGGTCCGTTTAAATTATATCTATATATAAATGCCCAGACCCCAAGGTATTTCTTTCGCAAATGAGGTCGCGGAGCAGCCGTTCGGAGTTCGGCGCTCCGTTGAGATTCCAGGAAAACAGACTGCCGCATTGAATGAACTTACGAACCTCAGAGCAAAGGAAGTTAGCGAACATTTGTCTGCGCGAAGACTAGCTACCTTATTTAAAACTCCGGTATATCAACCTGGGAAGTATGTAAATCGTACGAGCGTTTTAAAAGAAACTCCTATAACTAAGATAAATAGAAGTCCGGGAAATGTTGCACAGGCTAAAATAAATCTTAAAAGGAGATTCTTGAATGCGGATGATAAGGGTCTTGAGATTATTTTATGTGAAATGATGGCCAGTCCGGAAAATACAGTTATTGCTCACTCTGATCTTAATATGTTATTTTCAAAAGAGGGTCGTTTCTATGGCCGCGAGAATCTTCCAAAAGAAGTTCTAAACAGACTTATTCGTCAGAGATTATCAGAAAAAGAAGAAAAAGATATTGAATATCTTCTGAAAAAAGAAGGTCCTACACAACCCTTACAGTGTGGACAAGAACCGGCCGTTCCAACGAAATTTTTAACTGGTGATGCCGCTTTAAATGCTGCATTTTTAGCAAATGTTGCTAATGAGGAAGCACGTAATGCGGCTGCGGCGGCCGCTGTGGCCGCTGTGGCTGCGAAAGGTGGTGCATCTCGTAAGAAAAAGATGCATAAGCGAAAACGGACAACGCGCAAGCATTAAATTCCGTCATCGTCGCGCCCCTTAAAGTATTTTTGTACTTTAGACTTTAACGTCTTATTTCGTAAGGTAAATGCACCTGATTTTGTAACTCTCACCGCATCTTTTGGGTCATTATAGTCTTTTAAAATAGCATGTCGTGTTCCTCTTTGTCTTTTATCAACAGAACCGTGAAATAAATGATAGATTAATCCATTTAAATGAGATACTTTCACATTTCCAACAAGTTTACTATAATCTGCTCTTGACTTTGCATTCTCTAAAGGATGCAAAAACTTCCAATGATGTGCTTTCAACCATGAAAAACTGCTTACACGATCTCCGCCACCTAAGACAGCATATTGATAGAATCCTTTTTCTCTAAACCAGTTTCTTTGAAAAGCCCAGACAAAGCCAGGTTCACCCATCTGATTCCTTTTCATTGGATAATAAGATGCTGAGGAGGAATCAACCTCTAGACATTTCTTGTAGGTAATATCGAGACGGCATACTTTTGAAAAGGGTTGAATAACCTCATATGTATCAAGTGCCTTTGACAACTTTGAATACCAGCTCTCATCATCAAAAATAACATCACAATCTATAAACATAAGTTTCGTGTAGGTGGCTGGAATCTTTTTCTCAAGAAGATGACACAGTCGTTCTTTTTGAAAAAGAATCATGTCAGTTTTGATATGAAATGCATCTTTTATTTCAGGTGTATCTGTATACATTTCAAGAGTGTAGTAGGGTATCTCTGCACATTTCAGCTTCTCAACGACATACAAGTAGTTTGTCAGTAACCGGACGGACTTACTTGAGTTAAAGAACACAAGGCCTACTGCTAAATCTTTCTTAGTTGGCTTCCTATAATGAATATCGTGAAGATTGATTTTTTTATTTTTTCTTGTCTGCCTCATCCTACTCATTGGTTTTATAAAATTTGATCCCTCATTTGCAGTAGTACACAAGCATGCAGCACACTCATGAACAACATCCGATCAGTGCAGAAGGTCAGGCATTTCTTGCGTCCATCACATCCGAGGAGCGAGCCCTTCAAGTTCTGGCTCAGAAAATGCTGGGGTCATCCTACTTTGTAGAAAAGACCCATGCATTTCAAGCATGGTTGGCGAAACAGCCAAAACCTAGTCCAAGTACACAACTTCCAGGAGCAAAGTAAAATCATGTCCATTCATGACAAGCGGTCTATAGAACTCATCGCGTAGTGAAAACTCCATACTAATCAGACGCGCGACCGGTGCAGGACTTGAGAAATAGATCGGCTGGAACTCATACGTATTTTTATTGAAGGTTGTATACGGAACCCCAGAATCCAAATAGACGATCGTAAACGGATCTTTGCGACCGCTCGTCCGTTCAATCGCAGTTATGTCGCTGCTGTTGTCGGAGTTTACATAGACATAGATACGATTCAGATACGAATCAATATCTATGCCAAAGGGTGCAGTGATTGTCTTGGTTCCACGATCCGAATAATCCGCGTTCATAAAGCCCAAGCACCGAGCAGGTGAGTTCATGACCAGCAGAACATTCTTTTCATAGGTATCCACGAAGTTTCCTGAGGCAAAGAGAAGGCTGAACATTCTTGAACCAGTTGCCGTAATTGTCAAACAATCGGTTAGGGCGTTGACGCTTGTGGCGTAGGTATTCTGAACATTCGCGAGTCCATTTAGGGCGTCTGCAAGCCCTACCGCCAAGGTTGCGCTCGTATACACACCAGGAGTCAAGGTCACGTCCCATCGTACAGTTCCTTCAAGAAAGGTGAACTGATTCCATCCAGCCGCCATGTTAAACATACGGTTCGGAATGGTTCCACCGATGATCTGAATGGATTTAATGTCTTTCATGGGTCGTTGAAAGGTCCAACGGAACTGGGACGGATTCGGATAAGTCAGGAGATTCCGATCACGGCTGTTGATTTCTACAAACAGAGTCCGATCTCCGCGTGACTTTGCTTTGCGAGGCAACAGAATATCCTGTCCAGAGGATCGTTGATTGTGAAAGGCAGGGACTCCAGGATCATTCATTCTGATTAAGTCGTTACAAGTTCTAACACGCTATTTCCGTAGTCACATGCAATCTCTGAAAAACTCGAGTTCGCACTTCCAAGAATCAGAGGTTTTGAGGCCAGGGCAAAAAAGACTGCCGTCGCCTCAATCATCCCATCAAGGTTCCCACGGTTGCGAATCGTCTCAGGTGCAAGAACTCTGTAGCCAAACTCACTTTTCATCGCATCAATGGCTCGCTCATCGTCAGAAAAGACAAGTAAGAACATATGTTTCTGGAGGGCATGCAAACGAACGCGAAATGCCTCAAGAGGTGACAGACGTATTGCTTTTCCATTATCAGTTCGTCGGATGTGCACGGCCACACTGTCAGGTGTAATAGACGACGACCATGATTCAAGAACTGTAGTCACTTCAGGACTTGGCTTCAGAAGACGTAAATAGCTCAGCCATTTCTTCCGCCGTACGTCAGTGTCGCGTGGCCAGAAACATCCATGAGACTGTATGAAAAGGATTGGATCTGACGACATAAAGATATCAGCCGCATCCGCAGGTGATAGAACTTGTATTTTTGTGACCAATGTACGATTGTTGATCTCAATCCAGTCAGGAAGACCAGTTCCATCAAATAAATTTGAAAATGAAGCCGCACATTCAGGTTTCAAATCAGGCCAACAGACCACTAACTTCCGGTGCACCTCTTCAGCCCAGCAGATTCCAGATACGAGGGCCCGAAGACGATTACATAGACCTGCATTAACTTCCAGATATAGGGTTCCCATTCTAGGATCCCTTCCGAAGAAAAGGCTTAAGCATAGATATTTCTTACTACATAATACATCCTTTCGCACTGGAGAAACTACGGCAACTCGTTTCACGCTTCGGCTCGGCCAATGATGCTTTCTATATCGCTTCCAAGTCTCGTCTCAATGCCAATATTAACTCCTGGTCCACTCATCTCCCCCAAGTACGTCCTTATTATGCTGTAAAATGTAATCCTGATCAAATGCTCATGAAATGGTTGAAAGAAGCAGGTGTAGGCTTTGATTGTGCATCAGGCATGGAACTTGAAAAAGCGGCCACCCTCTTTGAGTCGCCCAAGGCTTTTTCTGAATCAACCGTCTTTGCGAATCCGTGTAAGCCACCGAGAGATCTTGCGGCGGCGCAGCGTCTCAAGTCAGGTCCAACGGTTGTAGATTCAGTTGAGGAAGTTGAGAAACTTGCGAATATACACTGGACACAGGGATCTCTCATTCGGATTGCAGTCGAGGATCAGGGATCCAAGATGCCATTCTCGCGGAAGTTTGGTGCGGCGATTAAGGATGTTCCGCAGATTCAGACGGTTGCTCGCTCACTTGGTCAAGAGATTAAGGGTATTTCTTTCCACGTTGGATCTGGATGCCAGGACATGACACAATATGCAAAAGCGATTCAAGTTGCACTGCTTTCACTTCAGGCAACAAAAGAGCCAAAGATTGTAGATTTGGGAGGTGGGTTTGAGAGTGAGACCTTTCACAAAGCGGCGCGTA